CATTATAGAAATACGTTATTGCGTAGTTGATATCATACCACTTACCATAGTTCATAACAAGCTGTGTGTTTTGAGCTTTAGTAAATGCATAAGGAGATGCGTCTGCACCGTTATCGCTGAACTTTGTACTGCTTCCAGCGTATATAAGCTTAGCACCTGTTTTTCTAATGAATTCTAATACTTGAAAAGTACCTTGCGTATTATATTCGTGAACTGTATTTACATCTTCAAAGCTTTGTTCAACCCTTGAGTATTCTCCTAAATGATATACGATATCTGGCGTTGTTTCTACAGCGTATTGAATATCAGTTGTAGATGAATAGATATAATCAACTCCATCGATGTGGTTTTTTTCTGAACCAGTGAAGTAATTGTCAAGTGAGGTGACGCTATGCCCGTCTTTATGTAGTCTTTCGCATAGATGACTCCCAATAAAACCTGCACCGCCTGTTACCAATATTTTTTTACATCTCACAGTAAACTTAACCACATAAAAAGACATACGGCAAAACATGTACCGAATACCCCTATCATTACCTTGTCAACTGTCGTAAGAGTTCCACGATCAGTGTTCCTTTGATTTATCGATTTTTTCATAGAATGCCTAGAAACCAATAAATAAACATACAAAATAATCCCGTAAGGGTAAAACCTGCTGTAACCATTAGTATTTCTGAAATCATTATGGTATAGTTAAAAACTTTAATAAGCTAACAAAATCTTTACTTCTTTTTTTAATAAAGTTTATCATTCGCTTTTTAGGTATAACCGCTCCGATGAAATCATCATAATGATAATTCATCCATTCTTTTACGGCAATGTCCCAAGTTAGACCCCGACCTTTTTCTGCCTCTATCCATTTATATGCACGAATTTCATCTTTTACTATACGAGCTACATTGAAGTGGAATTTATTATGCTTAGCTGGGTCAAAGGATACATAGTCCTCGGACTCTAACAAATAATATATAATAGGCTGATCCTTGTCTTCCATTTTATTTATTGTTTTTATCTAGATTATTTTTTATAGCCTTGTCAATCTTGGGTGTTACCAGATTCTTGACGTGACTGTTGTATACGAGAGCGCCGCTTGAACGACCCATGAGTTTTCTTTTAGTTGGATTAGGGGCTCTCAAGTCTGCACCCAGTTTTGTTTTTTTAGCCATACATATTATTATGTGATAAAAAAATTTAAAGTCAAGTAAAAATTAACTTTTTTTTTAAATAAATTATCAACTAAATTTTCAAATTTATAATGTCGTCGTGTAAAATATTATATGTCGAAGAAACTTTCAAAATCTGAAGCAGAAAGAATTATTAAAAAATTCTGCAAACCTCCTTATGACCCAGATGAGTCTAAAATAAAAGAGGCTATGTGGGTAGTTTTGAATGAAAGTGGAGACGAAGGCTTTGAATGGGAAGAGCCAGAAGAAGAGGAAGAAAAGCAAAAAATTACTGAGAATAAAATTGGAGCTGGCCAAACTGCCTCTTCGGCGGGTGGTGGCGCATTAGAGGGAGCTGGTCAATACGTTGGTCAAATAGTAGGCAATGTACAGAGTCTTGGCGCAGCTGGAGCAATAGCAATGAGTTCCGCTACATACTTCCAAGCTGAAACTGTTATTGATTCAACAGAAGAATTTACCGAGATAGTTAGAGAAGTCGAAATTGAGTATGGTCAAACATTTAATAATTACTTTATAGAAAACGCAGCCTACCTTATTGAAAGCATACCAATCATTGAAAATATACCAATGGTGGGTGAGGCATTAGAATCCGCATCTGAAAACTTATTAGAGGTAGCAGATAAAATGGAAACTGTTGAAGACAAGCAAGAAAGAATAGAGACTGAGGAAGCTGCAGAAGAAGCAGAGGCCGAAGCAGAAGCAGAGGCTGAAGCCGCAGAAGAAGCAGAGGCCGAAGCAGAAAAGGAAACCAAAAGGGAACAAGCTAAAGAAGAGAGGGCGGCAAAGAGAGAAGAAAGAGAAGCCGAGAAAGAAGAAAATTCAGAAGAATCAGAGGAAGCCGAATCTGAAGAAAGCGATTCTGATAAAAGCGAAGAATCAGAAGAAGTTGAGGAGCCTGAAGAAACCGAAGAAAGCGAAGAGCCAGAGGAATCAGAAGAGAGCGAAGCTGAAGAAACTGAGGAAAGCGAAGAAGTCGTAGAGGAAGAAGCAGAAGAACCTGTAGAAGAGGAAGCAGAAGAAGAGCCTAAGAAGAAAAAGAAAGGCGGCTTCTTTGGACTATTTGGAGGTGATGACGATGAAGAAGAGTCAGAGCCTGAAGAAGAATCAGAGTCCGAACAAGAAGTTGAAGAAATAGCAGAAGAAGAGTCAGAACCCGAAGCTGAAGATTCTGGTGAAGAGCCCAAAACAGAGCAACCAGAATCAACAGAAACAGGCCAAAAAACTATTGAAGAAGCTTCAGAGGTAGTAGAGGTGGAAGAAGCTCCAGTGGACGAAATAGACCCAATTAAACCGCACTCAGACATAGAGAACGATAATACTGGAGATATATTTGATTTAGACCCCGTAATTACACCAGATGATGGTATTATAGTCTCACCATCTGATCCCTTAACCACATAAAAAAAATGATACAAGAAATAATAGAATTAGCAAAAGGCAATTTATTTAAAATGACAATAGCCACAATCGGTATTTTATCTATCGTGTTCCACATTCTCCCCAAAGGCGAAAGCAAGTCTGGATTTTTCGGCTTAATAGGAGACGCAATTAACTTTGTTAAAAATATATTTAAAAAATGAAAAAACTAATTACATTACTACTATTACTCACGACATCAGCTTTTGCTAGCATTAGCGTAACAAGCGGGTCGAACAGCGATGGCTATACATACGATTTAGACATTACTCTTACGTCTGATCAGTACATCGATGCTGAAGACTTTGACGGTTCTAGTGAGGGTTCGAAAATATATTACCAAATAATAAACGTTATACCATCTGTCACAGGAACGTATTCGTTTGATAACTGGAGTAGTGACTTAAGTGCAAATAATTCAGAAGTAACTGAAACAGAATTGCTATTCTACTTAGATGAACCACAAGGTGGTTATATCACTGACCAACCTTGGGCTTTTAGAACTTCAAGCGGTGGATTTGGTGCAGGACTAGACAATTCAGTCCAAACACCTGATCGCGGAGAAGATTCTTCATACAGCGGTTTCGTTGGTGATCTTACATTAGAAAAAAATGTTAAATACATCGCGCTATTTACCTCATTTGAAGCTGATACGCTTGGAAGTCTGGATGTAAGTGTTATAGGCAATGACCAATTAACTTGGTCCGCAATACCTGAACCATCATCCTATGCGTTACTGGCAGGCTTTGCTGTATTTTTATATATAGCAATAAAACGCAGATAAGTCATGAGATTTTTGTTTTGTGCCGCACTATTAGCGATTACTACCATAGCATATGGCTTAGGAGGCATTAAGTTAACATCGTTTAGTAGAATATTCTACGATGACAATGTATTTATGAGGGCGGCTGGTACGCCCGATCAAACATCAACTTTTTACTTCAGTCAATCACTGGGAATCGACGGTAAGTTCTTTAGAGACTTAATAAATCTAAAGGCTCAACCAGAAATAAGACACAGAAGCGTTGATAATAAAACATTAATATTTGGCAATATTGGTATTAGAAGTAAATATGAAATAACACCAAAACTTATTCTTGACTCTACTAACTCGTTCTCCCATTCAGAAAGAGAACCAAGTGATATTGATGATGACCTAGATGTAACTTACTTTATAAATAAAAGTTCTTACTTGCTAACATGGAAACCTAGACATCTTTTAAAATTAAAAGGGTCTTATGAAAATTATATTAAACGTTGGTCCAAAAACTTACCCGTAGGAGTTGGCAACGAATTAACCAACGGTGACTTTACTAAAGATACATTTACGTTTGGTGCAGAGCAAATTTTTGGTAAACGTTTTATTTTAGAAGTAGTTGGTAGAAAATCGTTCTTAGATTACAAAGGAAGTCGTGGAGCAATTGATACTGATACGTATTATGCACAATTTTCATATATAATGAATCCGTCAACAATCATAAAATTTAATTATGGTATTATCGATGCATTGATAGAAGATCAATATGGGACACTAACTAAATATTCAACCCCTACATACGGTGCCAATATAACATACTTTACCGAAAAAGGTACAGTGATTTTACTAGGAACCGTTTATGAAGTGTTAGATTCATCTGTAGCGTATTGGAACATGAAAGAGAATTTAAAAACATCTCTTATGATAAAATATCCAATCACGCCAAAACTTGAAGTAAACGTAATGGGCGCTCATCTTCTTACATCATACAAAGATATTGGTAATCGGTATGACGCTGGGTTAGAACGTGAAGAAGAAGTGTTTATGTCAAGTATAACTCTTTCTTGGAATTACAACGAAAGCCATTATGCCGAAGTTGGTTATCAAGGATTGCATCTGTTAAATAAAGATGCCGATGTCTTTAAGAATAAAGTATTCTTTGGATATCGTCTTGTATTTTAACTAGAAAAGTTAAGAACTTGGCAATGCGGGATAAGTTACCTGTCCACTTGAATCTACATTATCAGTTAGATCACGAAGCGATTGGCGATATGTTACCCACTCAGTTTTTTTAGAACTACTTAAAGGAGAGTCTGCAAGTTGAGTCCAGTCAGAATCGGAAAGTAATTTATTGCGATTATATCTAATATTATTTTTTACAATTTCTGGTGATTCTGTCCATATTTTTTGATCTAAAGTTTTCAATTGATTATCAATATAAAACATTGTATCAGTAGAAGATTCAAAAGCAGAGGCTTTTGCATCAGAAATAGATATTACTTCTGCGTGGTCGGGATAATCTAAAAAATCACCATCTTGTACTCTGATGATTCGTTTTGTTGAGGTGTTAATTAGGGCGTTTTTCATAATTCGTTGATCCAGTTAAATTTTTGATTGAGTTGTTCTGACAATTGGCGGCCAAGTGTTTCGTGCCAATCTTTATTTAGTGGTTTTATTTCTTGGCGAATAACATGGTCTCCGTACGGGAAACCTACATCATGTTCTTGAGTATATTGTTCTACGTTAGAAGTATTGTGAATGAAAGGCTCCTCTTCAAGATACTTCCATATATTATTCATTACACTTTGTGGATTTTCCGTGAGATCTTCTGCGTGGACAAACATTATTTTGTCACCAAATCTTTGATAAGCTTCATGCAGGCGCTCTATTGCAATGCCAATAGGGGGGCTTTGTAACCAAGCTTGGGCGCGTTTATCAATAGTAGTCCAATCTTGTGGGTTTTTTTGCTCGACAGCATTAAATACTTCTGGATGCTGTTGGCGTTTCTTCTCCATACTAGAAAGAATACCACGAATATCGCGTACTGGAACAAGAACCTTAGCATCTGGCCAAACCTTGAATAGCTGATCTAAGTGGCCAATCCAAGAACGGCACTTGTCTGCAACTACTGGACGATCTGTAATGCTATTGAATGCGTTCTCGCATCCAGCCTTGACGTAATCTAAATACATAGGCTCAAGAACCTTTTCCATATCCACTGCCTTTGCCTCTTCTGTTTGAAACACTTGTCGAGCGATATAGCCAATCTCGTGCAAAGCACTAGTAGGCGTAGCGTGAACTCTTGGGTTTTGGGAAAGAAGATTGCAAAGTAAGGTTGAACAAGCCCTTGGAAGACCAGATACAAAGTGTAATTTTTTGCTCATATTTATATTATATATATAATGATTTAAAATTCAACCATAAAATAAATTAAAAAGTATCCTTGTCGAAGACCCTGTATTTGACTTTTAGTTTTACGCTAACAAAATTATCTGGAAAATTAACAACGCCACTACTATTTTTTGCACGAATAGTCATAGGCTCATTAAACTTGGAAATTCTATCCAGTTCTGGAACATCTCTAGAATACATTCCAAATGCATCAGTGTTAGCAGTCTTTATGTGTCCTGCTATTAGAGTTAGGTTGGCGGCAGTAATTTGCGTTGCTACTTTGTATTGGGTCTGCCCATTCACTATCTCGCATGCAAGAGAAACTGGAGTTGATTGTGCTGCTTTTGTGAGGTCTACTTCTATAAGCCAGTTACTTTCTTCAACTACAATGCACTTTCCAGCACCTGGAGAAGATAACAAATTTACTTTAGCAGTTGTTAATGCGTTAAGCTGGTCACGACTGAAAGTCCAAGTTGCTTCTTGTGATCCTCTAACAACGTTGCCCGATGAATCAACGGATAAGTTAGCTACCGTATCATCGGACGCTGGCTGGTTGTTCTGTATGGGATCTAAAGCCGAAACATCTGTAGAACGAGACGTTGAAGTAAAATCGCTTAACTTTACATCTCCATCAGCAGTAATTGTTCCAGTAGCATTAATTGTTCCTGCAACATCAATTCCAGCAGAATCAATGTTCAACATATTATTATCGTAACCGATCTTAATAGTCGAAGCGTCTTTATTATAAACGTTCTTACCGATTGCAATACAGTCTGCACCGACCTCAGAGCCTGGTCCTATTTGATAACTTTTGTATCGCCCTTGGTTATCTGCATTAAAATGCATTAATTGATCACCTGCAGTAAATCTGTGAAGACCATCAAGGGTGCCTCTTAATATACCAACAAATGAGCTACCAGTAACATTGTTTCGAGCAGAGGCGGGCGCTGGATCAAACACTCTTCCGTAAACGAATTTTGCTTCAGTAGTGCTTGTAACCTCTTTTACAAACGCCACTTCAGCATCTTTAAATCCGTGAGAGGAGTCGCCGTCAGTTATGACCGTAATAACATCATTTAATTCAAGGCTATGAGCGCTTGAAAAAGAAAGAGAGAATGTATCGGTTTCGGTCGCTCTTGTATTGTCGGTTAACACAGTAACAGTCCCGTCTGAGAGACCCATATATTGATTTACGTCAATTTTATTTATAGTAAATCCGCTGGTTAGTGCGATTTGATCATTACCATCTGGAACTTGACCAATCGATTTATAATTGCCACCATAAAGAACTACGGTAGCTTGTTCCGCATCTACAGCAGTAACTTCGGCATAAAGTGTTGCCGCAACAATCGCGCCTTCAAAATCTATTGAAATAGTAACTTGCAAAAGATCTCCATTAGATAAAACTGCTGACCTATTTGATTCGCTGTCAAAAGTAAGTACTGCGGCTTCCGCCCCTCCTGCGGGAAACGAAGCTTCAGAATTTGATGAACGATTATCGGTATCTTGAATAGCCGAAACGTTCCATCCTACTAGGTTGGTTAAACTAACACTTGCAGAAGCGACACTCCTTGAAACCCTATGCCAATTCCAAAATGCAGCTTTATTATTTTTAAGATTATTGTTTGCAATCGCATAATATTGTTCTTGAACTCTTTCGTTTGGTTTGCCTGCGCCAACTTGTTGGGTAATGCGATTAATTTTCTGTACCGTATGAAAGTGATTTGAGTTATCTGCAAAACCATTATCTGCCCCACTGTTTTTAAATAGATCGTGTGTTGCTGCAATTGGCCCTTCGACTCTTAAATTAGCTGCAGTTCCATTATCGCTTTTAATTAAAGCCACACTTTTTCCTGGTGTACGATTTGCAGATGATATATTTAATTTAAAGTGGCCATCTACGTGTAATCTTGCATCTGGAGAAGTAGTTCCTATACCAACATTACCACTCTCCTTTGTAACGGCTAATCTACTAACTCCACTTGTTTTAAGGTGAAGGTCTGAGCCTCCTCCAAATCCATACTGTGGGCCAGTGATGCTGTCACTGTGGTACATTCCTCCAGTTGCTAAAAAGTTTCCCTGCACCCTAGTAGAATCAAGCGTAATAACATTCCGTGATCCGTCGCTATTGATAAATGGGTGAGGGATATTTATAAGATCAATATCATAATCTTCATCTGTAAATTTAAATCCATTAGCACCCGCAGTAAATTCATACTTAACAGGACCCATACCCTTCATTTGTATTTTACTTTCATTAAGTTCATCACCTAAGAAAATATACCTACCTATGTCTAACGAGCTTTGAATAAAAGCTTCAGTAAAATTACCACTTCCACCATTACTTAAAAACTGACCAGTTTCTTTGTCGTTAATTAACCTGTCATTTCCGCCTGAACCACTGACAAATAAACCACCTGACGGTCCACCAGAAAAAGAAATTGTAGAGTCCCCTAAAAATATAGAGTTTTCACTAAGATACAAATCTCTAAATCTTTTATCGGGGCTGCCAATATCATAAGTTATGTCACTGTCTGGCAAGATATCACTAGATTCCGAATAAAAGCCACTTGTAAGACTATTGTAAGAGATTTTCTTGGTCTCTTTATTTACAGTATCTACAATAGGGATAAAATCCGTACTGGATGGGTCTGTAAGCTCGGTAAGATTTGATATTTTAGTATTTTGTGACACAATTATTAAAGTTTAAAAAATTAAGTATTAAACGCCTACGATTTCTAGGCCGCCATATTTGTTATTTCCCTCTCCTTTTGCTTGATAATCCGCTACTGCTGAATTTGGAACTTGAATTTCGCTTAAGCTAGTACAGCCATCAAATGGAGTAGTTCCAAGCGTTGGAGCATCCGTAGCAGTGCAACTGAGTGTTGATAGCGACGTACAATTTCTGAATGCAAAGCCAGCAATATTGCCCAAACCATTGCCAATTGTAACGGTTGTTAAGCTAGTGTTAAAGGCAAATGCTTGATATACAGTCGAGGTAACGTTATCGGGGATGGTAAGACTAGTCAGGCCAGTTTGAGAGATGGCGGTCTGACCAATCGAGGTCACACCGTCGCCGATGGTAATACTGGTTAGGCTGGTGCATTGATTGAATGCAAAATCCCCAATCGAGGTCACACCGTCGCCGATGGTAATATCGGTTACGCTAGTGCATCTTTGGAATGCACTCACTCCAATCGAGGTCACGCTGTCGGGTATAGTAATGCTGGTTAGGCTAGTGCAGCCAAGGAATACACGCTCTCCAATCGAAGTCACGCTATTGGGAATGGTTATGCTGGTTGAGCCTGAGCAGAAAGCGAATGCATTAGCCCCAATCGAGGTTACACTATCGGGAATCGTGATACTGCTTACGCCAGAGCAGCCATAGAATGCAAAATCTCCAATCGAGGTCACGCTATTGGGGATGGTAATGCTGGTAAGGCCAGAGCAGCTTCGGAATGCCGAATCTCCAATCGAGGTCACGCTGCTGGGAATCGTAATGCTGGTCAGGTTATTACAGAATCTGAATGCCCGATTTCCAATCGAAGTCACGCTATTGGGAATAGAATATGCACTACTTTTACCATATGGAAAAATAACTAAATTATCTGCAGACTTACTAAATAGAACACCGTCAATTGATGAAAATAATGCATTTTCACTGGATACATTAATACTTGTGAGGTTAGCGCATGTTGTAAACAAACTGCTATCAATCGAAGTAAGGCTGTCGGGTAGATCAACGCTAGTAATACTATTGCAGGCAGAGAATGCATCACTTCCAATCGAGGTCACACTGTCGCCGATCGTAATGCTTGTTGCGTTAGTACAGTAATAGAATGCACTACTCCCAATCGTGGTAACGCTGTCGGGGATCTTAATGCTGGTCAGGCTTTGGCAATACATGTATGCCTGAGATCCAATCGCGGTCACGCTGTCTGGGATGTTAATACTGGTCAGGTCAAAGCAGCCAATGAAAGTATTATCTCCAATCGAAGTCACACTGTTGGGTATGACAACGCTGGTCAGGTTAGAGCAGTAATAGAATGCACTACTTCCAATCGATGTAACGTTATTCCCTATATAGATAGATTCTAAATTGGTATTATTTGAATACCCGCTTGAATTATCAATAGTTGTCAGATTTCTTGTCTGCACCACCCCTAACTGAGAGTCGGTAGTGTGGGGCATAGATTGGGCGATGGCGACATCGCTAATTGGTAAATCAGCTAGGCTAATTTTCTTAGTTTCGTTAGAACTGATATCCACAATCGGTAAAACGTCAGTTACCGCATTAGCCGAAGTAAGTTCTGTAAGTTCTGATATTTTTTTGTCTGCCATAATATTAAGCCTCTTCGAGTTCTGCGATTATTAAACCTCCGTATGTTGTTCCATTTCCTGCATTTTGGTAACTTACTGTTGCTCCAACTGGGACAGTAATTGTGGTAGCCGCAACATTATTAAACGAGTTAGTTTCAACACTTGGGGCAGATTCAGCAAGAGAGGTGATTGTGGCTAGGCTAGTGCAGTCATTGAATGCATTACTTGAAATCGTGGTAACGCTGTTGCCGATGGTAACGCTAGCCAGGCTTGTGCAGTCAAAAAATGCACTAACTCCAATCGAAGTCACGCCATTGCCGATCGTAATGCTGGCTAGGCCGCAGCTAAAAAATGCTTGCTCTCCAATCGAGGTCACACTGTTTGGGATCGTAACGCTGGTTAGATTAGCGTTACCACCGAATGCGCTAGTTCCAATCGAAGTCGCGCCTACACCGTCAAGAATTGTAACACTTGTTAGACTAGAGCAGTTACTAAATGCAAGACTCCCAATCGAGGTCACGCTATTGGGGATGGTAATGCTAGTAAGGGTATTGGAGTTATAGAATGCACTGTCCCCAATCGAGGTCACATGACTGCCAATGTAAATAAGCTCTAAATTCGAATTGCTTTGATACCCGCTTGAAGTATCAATAAGTGTCAGATCTCGCGTCTGTTCTGTCCCTGAAATAAAGTCTATAGTGTAGGGATAAGACCGTGCTATAGCAGAAGCACTCATTGGAAGCTTGCCTATAGTTATTTTATCGGTTTGATTTAAACTGATATCCACAATCGGCAAAACGTCAGTTATCGGATTAGCTGAAATGATTTGTGTAAGTTCTGATATTTTTTTATCTGACATAATATTAAGCCTCTATGATTTCTAAGCCCCCGTATGTTGTTCCATCTCCTTCATCTTTGTAACTCTGTGTAGACCCAGCTGGGACAGTAATTGTGGTAGCCGTAACATTATTAAACGAGGTAGTTTCAACACTTGGGGCATCTGTAGCAAGAGAGGTGATTGTGGCTAGGCTAGTGCATTGACTGAATGCAAAAATCCCAATTGAAGTCATACTGTTGGGAATGGTGACGCTTGTCAGGCCAGTGCAGCCAAAGAATGCAACAGGTCCAATCGAAGTCAAGCCATTGCCGATCGTAATGCTGGTAAGGCTAGAGCAGTTTCGGAATGCATCACCGCCAATCGAGGTTACACTATCAGGAATCGTAACGCTGGCTAGGCTAGTGCAGCCATTGAATGCATTACTTGAAATCGTGGTAACGCTATCGGGAATGGTTATGCTGGCAAGGCCAGTGCAGTCTTTGAATGTACTACCTTCAATCGAGGTCACGCTGTTGCCAATAATAAAGCTAGTCAGGCTAGTGCAGTCTCGGAATGCATTGGCCCCAATCGAGGTTACACTATCGGGAATCGTGATACTGCTTACGCCAGAACAGCCATAGAATGCACTACTTCCAATCGCGGTAACGCTGTCGGAAATGGTAATACTGGTAAGACCGGTGCATTCAAAAAATGTATTGCCTTCAATCGAGGTCACACCATCGGGAATTGTAATACTGGTCAGGCCAGAGCAGCCTTTGAATGCGCTAGTTCCAATAGAGACCCCTCTTTCAGGGATCGTAATACTGGTTAGGCTTGTGCAATTGTCGAATGCAAAAGAGTTAATCGATCTCACGCTATCGGGGATTGTAACGTTGCTAAGGTTTGTGCAATTTTTGAATGCAGACAATGCAATCAAGGTCACGTTGCTTCCAATATAAATAGAGCTTAAATTGGTATTATTAAAGAATTCGCTTGATGCAATTGAGGATACATTCCGTGTCCTCTCATTGCCTGTTTGAAAGTCCGTGGTAAAGGGGTAGGATCGACCAATCTCTTCGTTGCTCATAGGCAAATTAGATAAAATGATCCTCTTAGTTTCTACGGCGCTAGTATCAACAACTGGTAAAAAGTCATTTGTCGAATTAGCTGAAGTAATTTCTGTAAGTTCTGTTATTGTTTTGTCTGCCACGGTAATTGTTAAAAATTAATTAGATTATTCAAGAAGTAATAAAGATGAGTCTTCGGAAAGAAGCCTAGATCCATTCTCAAGTGAAATTGAACCAGCGAAAAATGGTGTTAAGTTTACAGGTCTAAATCCAGCATCTACAGGAATTTGAATAAATGAATCAAGACCAAAAAAATGATATTTTCTATTAAGTTCTTGAACTATATGCGTATACATATGAGAATCATTTCGATGTGAAATAGGATGATCAGTAGATAAAGAAGAAATTTTAGCATCAAAAGTTCTAGTTTCGAAGAGACTTTTATCAAAAGAAGTATGTATTTCGTCCTGTAATAATCTAATATTTTTCATAATATTTATATATTAATTTTAAACTCCATTTTCAATTAAATCCCGTGAATCTACCATATACTATATTACACATTTTTGAAAAATGTAGAAATTAACGCAATAAACTATGGTAGTTGTCTGTTTTTAGGTTTTCTTAATTTATTTTTTACATCAATCATTTTCACAAAATCTCACTTTAAATGTAACATTTGTCATGGGGAAAAATAATTACAAGGCAGACAATCTTTATTTCACTGACAGGCAGAAATATTACGAGCAGAAGGAATCTGCACCACAAAAGTCATTGGGATCTGACTTTTCTAATGAAGATTATAACAAGATGGTTGGATTCGCTGGTAGCGAATGGGTAAAGGGCGGTTTAGGTCGCAGAGGAGTAAAATCTTTAGGGATCAACACTCAATTATCGAATAGGTTTCCCAATTTAACTGGTGGAGGAAATCTTTACAACAATAATGGAGGCTATGTTACAATTAATGAAACTGTATGGCTATGTCAAAAAGCTTGGCAGGAGTTCCAGCTATTTCGAAATACGATTGAAGCTATGGTAGAATTCTCTATGTCAAAAATTAAATTATCGTCCTCTAATAAGAGTGCTAAAAATTTTTGCGAGACTTGGTTAAAAGCCATTAATATAAATGGGTTTGCGGAACAGTTTTATAGAGAATTGTATAGATCTTGCAATGTTTTTCCGTATGCAATGAAAGGAAAGATCAATAGCAAAGATACTAAAAATCTAAAAATGTATGCGTCTAGTGCGGAAATACCAGTAAAATATACAGTTCTTAATCCAGCCCAAGTAAGTTTGTATGGGGGTTTAACAAGCGATAGAGACATTTATAAAGTTTTAAGTCCTTACGAAATTAAAAGATTGAAAAATCCTCAAACTCAAAGTGAGAAGATTTTATATCAAAAATTAAGTCCAGAAATAAAACAAGCGATTAAAGATAGTTCTGAATTATCTTTAACATCTTCTATTTACGTTCCTCTTAAAGATGTGAGTTCCGCTTTTTATCAAAAACAAGATTACGAATATTTTGCAGTACCACTCTTTTATGGAGTACTAGATGACATTGAATTGAAGCTTGAAATGAAAAAGGCTGATAGAAAAGTTTTAAAGACTCTGGAAAATATGATTCTAAAAGTTACTATGGGGGGCTATAAAGTTGACGGTAATGAAGTTCCTCCCAATCCGGAGCATTTAGCTTATATGAGACAGCTTTTCAATAGTGAGGCAACTCAGAGAGTTCTCGTTGCAGATTACACCACTGAGGTTGATTATGTTATTCCAGATATTACCAAAGTTGTTGGAGCCGAAAAATATGCTCAGGTAAATGAGGATATTAGAGAAGGTTTACAGTCAATTTTTGGAAGCAACGAGAAGTTTTCCAATCAAATGACTAAGGTTAGGGTATTTTGCCAGAGACTTAAAAGGGGTCAGTCTATTTTTAAAGAATGGCTTGAGGGAGAAATTGGAAATGTTTGCAAAGAAATGGGGTACACGAATGCTCCAACAGTAAAACTTTCTTCTATAAACCTTGAAGACCAAACACAAATGAACAGAGTTTATACTCGAATGGCTGAGTTGGGATTCTTAGTTCCAGAAGAGCTGAATACAGCAATTGAAGATGGTATTCTTCCAGAGAAGAATGAAAGTCTTAAAAATCAAAAAGAATATCGCAAATTGAAAAACGATAGTCTTTATGAGCCACAAATGAATTACAATCCAATAGATGAAGAAGCTGGTCCATCTAGTAAAACTAAAATAAAACAAGAAAAAGGAAGACCAGCTGGCAGTGGGGTTCCGATTAGTGGACCTAGACAAAGTAGAGTCGTTGGTGGTATTGAAGGTATCTCACTAAAGGAAATACAGTCTTGCCTAACGGAGATGGATAAAATCAAAGAAAACGCCATTAAAAAACTTAAGGGTAGTTACAACGTTAAGAAGCTTACAGACTCTCAAGTTGATTTTGCCAATTCAATCGCAAAAAAGGTTGTAGAAAATTATAATAAAGCGGACTGGGAAAAGGCGGTTGCCTCTATCATCAAAAGCAAGTCAATTGATGAAAACCCAAAAATGCAAGAAGAGATTGATAAGATTTGTGATGATTTTGAATTAGACACCTTTCTAGGAGCTTTAGTTTGGCATTCTAGAAGGGACGCACCGAGCGATTAATTTCACTAAAGCAAACAAAAATTGTAATCTTTAGAGATAGCCTAGTAATGAATAAAGATCAAATTAAAAAAGATTATCCATTTTCCACGAAAATAATTGCGGAATATCAAGTTGTTCATCCTAAAGAAAGAGACGAACATCTGGCACTGGCATCTTTGGATTCTCTAAAAGCATTGCTTGATGTACCTAAAGAACAAATAGAGATGAATAGAGATCTTCTTTACATTTCTGCTGATTTATGGGTAGGAGGAATGGCTAATAAAAATGGACATGCAATAACGACTGAAGACACAATAGCACTAGCCAAGCAGATTCCTCACAAATATTTAAACCTTGAACACGACGAAGATGTTGTTGTTGGTTCCCTTTTCTCTTATGGATTCAGAGAATATGCAAATGAAAGAAATTTGATTTCAGAAGAAGATATCGAAGATTTAAACAAGCCTATAGTTGCTTCTGGTGGAGGTTTTGTTTGGCGTAGTATCAAACCAGAGTTGGCTGAGTTACTTGTAGAAGCTTCTGATAAAAATTCTTTGAAATATGGTCAAGCATCATTCAGTTGGGAAGTTTATTTTAAAGAATTCTCGATAATGGAAGGTTCAAAATTTGTTGATCAAGCAGAAATAATTGATGATGAATCTGAAATAGAGAAGCGTCTTCCGTTTTTAAAAGATAATGGAGGCTCTGGAGAATATGAGGGCAAAGAGATCTACCGTCTAGTTAAAGGCCCGAAGCTATTTTTAGGAGCTGGCATAGTGGGTAATCCTGCCGCTGATGTTAAAGGCATACTTACTACTGAAACAAAAGAGGATGTAGAAACTAAATTAGAAGCCAACGACAATAGCTCTAAAGTTTCCAAAACAGTAGAGAAGTCTTTGCAAACCAAACTTACAGATCATAAGGAAAAAGTTGGCTCGGACAAGCGCAAACAAACTACTCTTGGAAAACTTAAGATAGTTTACAATCGTGGTATTGGAGCTTATAATACTAACCCATCTAGCGTTAGACCTACTGTTAGTTCTCCACAACAATGGGCTCAAGCGAGAGTAAACTCATTTTTACACGTACTAAGAAATCTTAAATTTAGAAGTGGTAAACATGATACCGACCTTCTACCCACTTCACACCCTATGGCAGGGAAAGATAAGAAGAAGGCAAAAATTTCACAATCAAAAAAAATAAATGTAAAGAAATATACAGCTATGAAAATTAAAAATCAAGAAGATTATAAAACTGTATTGGCTTCTGTTTGCGAAAGCGAAGAAGTTGATCATAAACTCCTTGCCTCTCTTGAAGCAAATTTCGATAAAGTGACTGCTTCTGCAATTGCTGATGCGATCCGTGATGAGAGTGCCAAGTTCGCTACCGAGAAAAAAGAACTCGAAGAAGCTAAAACAATGGCCGCAGAAGAAAAAGCTAAAATTGAAGCAGAACTTACAGAGCTCAAGGAGAAATCCGAAGCTTCTGACAAAGAACTGGAAGAGATCAAAGCCAAACTTGTTGCGGAAGAACAAAGTCGCATTTTCAGCGAACGCATGGAAGCACTAGAAAAAGATTATGATCTTGAAGCTGATGACTCTAAAGTCATTGCTAAACAAATAAAAGGTCTTGATGAAGGTGGTTACGATGCTTGGCTCGGAGATTTCAAAGTTTTTGCCAAAGAAAAGTCTAAAGACTACAAAATGAAAAAAGCTGAAGAAATGAAGAAACAAGAAGAAGAAGAAGCTGTAAAAGCCAAAGCTTCAACTGAAGAAACTGAAGAGCAAAAAGAATCTCGTGAAAAGGAAGACGCTGAAAAGCTTATCGCATCTGCACAAGAAGATGTAAAGCAAGAAGTAGCATCGACCCAACATGAAGAAAAAGTTTCACTTGAAGACCAGTTCAGCAACTTTGAATTGGAGCTTGAAGGAAAATAATTTCACATCGTAAAACAATTATTGTAATAACATCTAACTAACTAAAATTATGGCATACAAAGATTTAAAACTAAAACCATCTCGTAATATTGCTCCGCACGACATTCGTTCGCATCTAAGAGCAGAATTTACTGGTGTAGCTGGTGATCTTGTCAAGGTTAAAACTTTTGACCCAGACAACGACAACTACTACGCCCAAGGTCAATCAGTGGGCGCTTCTCATGACGGCGTCTACTCTAATAAATTCCAATCTCCTTGGACTGTTGAAAAAGCTGTCAGCGGAGATTTCGCTGGTAGCATTCTAGGTATCACACTAGAAGGAACTGCAGTAACAGACGATCACGGAAACCAAATCGACGGCTTCAACCAACGTTGGGCTGACGAAAATGGCTTCGTTGCTTCTGGCAAACCAGTCCAAATCGCTACTCGCGGTAACTTCTGGGTTTCTAACAGCTGTATCGCTGGTAACCCTCAGCCTGGCTCTGGTCTTGCAGCTAATGCTGATGGTGGATTCAGAGTTGTACTTCCGGGTGACGCTGCTGCTGATGGAACGCTTGTAGCTAAAGTTCTTTCTTCCGCTGGAACTCGCCAAGGCGATGTTAACATCGAACTAACCCTCTAATCAGAAACGGAATTATTTATATGAAAATTAAATTAAAAGAAAAAACTGAACATATCGAACTTATCAAAGCTATGGGATCTCGTGACAACGAAGCATCTCGTGATGCAATGAGAGTATTCGCTAGTCTTGTCGGTCCTCTTGCTAAGAAAGTACTTGATGAAACAAACGTAATCGACGGTTTCTACGACACTCTTTCTGTTGGTGAGTATGAGCCTCGTACTATCCCTCTTGATGACTATCATAACATTTCTGAAGCAGATTATGTTCGTGTATCGTTCTCAAGCCGCCCAGGAGATCTTGCTTACAACCAACTTACTGGTGCAGACGACGTTGCTTTCAGCACTGCTTTCATTAGTTCCGCAATTGCGTTCTATAAGAAGTATCTTAAAGCTGGTCGTATCAGCCACGCAGAGAACGGTATCCGCAAGCTTATCAACGAAGTTCGCTTCAAGATGAAACGCCAAGGCATCCAGCCTATCCTAGATTCACTTGCAAATTCGACAACTAACGGTGGTAAACACCTTATCCGTTCGAACACAGCAGGTCAACTTGGACTTGATGACTTTAACCGTCTTCAAACAATGGCTGCTCGTGTCTTAAGTTCTGGTCTTGGTGATACACCAGCAGGTCTCGACAATAGCACTCGTGCTATCGATACTCTGGTAATGTCTCCTGAAATGGTCGAAGAGATTCGTGCAATTGCTTATCAGCCAATGAATACTCGCGCTGGTACTGAAACGACTAGTGGTGCAACAGCAGTTTCTGCTCCTGAAAGCGTTCGTGAAGCAGTCTATGCTGCTGGCGGTCTTCCTTCAATCTACGGAACTGAAATTATTCAGCTTAACGAAATGGGCCTTGGACAAGACTTCAATACCATCTTCGATACTCTTGCTGGTAATACTGAGTTCCCTGATATTGGTGAAAAATTCGACTCTAGCACAACCAGTGTATTTGCTGGTGGAAGTGAACAGTTCGTTCTAGGCATCTCTCGTAAGATTGATGTTAACGGTCTTCTTAAGGTTGAAATCGCAGACGGTGAAACTGGTGCAAACTTCAATGTTTCTCCTGACGATCAGTTTGTTGCTCGTGAGGGCAAGACTGGCATGTTCGGTGAAGCTGAAGTTGGTTACCTTGCAGTAGAGCCTCGCAATCTGTTCGGTCTTATCGTCTAATCGATATCCAAAGTATTTACAAAAGCCCACTCTTCGGAGTGGGTTTTTTTATTGTCTATTTACGAGGAATGAGGTGGATAAATTTCACTAAAAGGCGTTTTAACTGTAAACAGCGGTGAAAGTAAAATTATGAAAATAAATGGAAGAATAGGAAATGACCAGCTTAATAAAGCTCTGGGGAATAAACAGGCAGTTTTAGGTTGCTCTGGAGCAGTAGATTACGCATGTAAGATCGCCAAAATGGACGTAGATTCGTTATACAGACATGGTATGTCTCAATATGGTATAAGGCCTAATAATCGTACAAAAGGCCGTCCAAGCTTCGAGAAGCGCTGTGTAGACGCTTTTAGAAAAGAAATGGGTCAAAAGATTACACAGGCTGGAGAGAGAAAAAAAATGACCAAGAAAAAACAAGGGGAATTAGAAAAAATCTTAGCTAAGGGTAAATAAAAAACTTTATGGCAAAAATAACCTTTTTAAATGAAGATCTTTACGAACGAGTAAAGAAAGAGGCTGATAGAAAATTCAACAAGAATTCCTATGTTAAGCATATGTGGGTTCTTAAAGAGTATGAAAAGCGGGGAGGTAAAACCAATAAAGAAGGTAAGAAGCCTAGCAACAAGCAGGTTAAAAAATTAGTAAAGGGTTATGAAATTGATTTAGACCTTTATGAATTTGAAGTCGCGGCAGACAGGGATTATAGCAATTACTGTGAAGAATTTGGCTTAGAAGTTGAAAAAATTATTGCAGAAGACAATAAAGATAAGATTGACGAAGTTTACAGCAAATACAAAAGCACTGTAAATATGGGTTATAGCTCTTTGAAGAAATGGTCAGAAAGTCCATGCAGCAAAACTGCTAGTCTATCTCGCGGGCCAATTGAAAGGAATTTGAGATTACTATCTAAAAAGAAGAGTGAGTGGACTATGAGCGACGTTAAATCCGCAAACAGGACAATAAGTTTTGTATCTCGCATGAAGGGAATGGAACAGGGCAAAAAAACTAATATCAAAAAAGATGGACGACAAATTACTTGTCCTTCTAAAAGGGACGTTAGTTTAATGAATTGGGCGTATAGACCATAAATCATTACCGAATTATAAAAAAGTAAATATAAGAAGGTTCTCCATTTTTGCCTTTTTGTGTAATAATAAACATGGCACAATTTCAACCAATTTCAGGCTTGGCCTATGAAATACATCAAGAACTGGACGCACCAGCTACTCCCACAACTGGTAGTATTTTTTATTGGTTAGAATCAAACGTCGGAAAATTAAATAATAAAATTTCAACCTTCTATTGTTACGAATCTGGCGACTATTACCCACAACTTGGAGACGACGAAAAGGGTATTTTAAAAGCTATATATTACGGATTTTATTATAAAAACAAAGCTAGAACTGCTTTGATGTCAACTAGCAATAATAACATTTTATCTCTTAGAGACGATCAATCTTCTGTTACCTTTGTTCAGCCTAAACAGGTGGCTCGTGCCTATAGCGATTTGGCTAAAGAGTCAGATGTGGAAGCTGATAATTTAGCAAATTTGTGGAAACACAATAGGAGCGGACCAAGAGATACAAGGCAGAGCTGGACTGGACATTGGCAATAATGGGCTATTTGACAGAAGATCAGGAATCAGCAGTAAATGAGGCATTCTCGCAACTTCATTATAACTTTGCTACGAAAAATCCTTTTTATGCAATTTCAGAAGGCACTCAAACGGTAGTTTCTCACAATATAAATCATAATGCGTTTTATGATAATTCCCCACTTAATAGTGAGGTTGTTACTACAAAGCAGAGTGGATTATTTTATGCAAGAACATCCTTTGTTAATGGGTCTGAAAATTTTTACAAACTAAATTTTGCAGGAAATTCGGAGCCGTTGCCAGAGACTGCACAGACAATATTAAAGGTTATTACAGATTCAACAGGCAACTCTCTACTTGAAAATGCAGAAAAGATTGAATGGAATGGAAGTTACTACCGTCGTAGATCTGAATCTTCAAAACACGGTCTTTTGAAGGATAATTTTTATAGATTTTACTTTGAAGAGATAAGATAGCAAAGTTCTCTGGAGGAATGCTTTTGTGTAATAATATCTATGGCAATTTTTAAAAGAAGAATAAATGCTAAGATCCAAAAAAGTTTGACTGGTCAAAAGGCTAAAAACTTTATGAGACGCAAAGCTGAAAGACAGGTAAATATTGCTAAATCAATGTTAGATGCAGATATCGATGCTGATCCTGTATCTAGGAAAATAGAAGGAGATCCAAAAACTATCGGATATTTTGGTTTTGAAGGGGGAGAATTACCAGTAGAAAACCTAAAACGAGTTGTGGACAGCCGAATTGGAATCACTTCTAATAGCACTGTAAGAACTAGAAAAACTGCCTCTGCGAGGCAAGCCACATATGAATTTAAAATAAAGTTTCCCAGCTCTAAAGATATTTACTCAGAATCTATTTTAAGTCTTCCTTGGATATCAAAAACTTGGGTCGAGGGGGTTGAAAGAGGATTGGGTGGAGTAGAAAAGTTCGCTTTCAGACCAGGAAAAGGTCGTTCAGAATTTGGTTTGCAGCTCAAAGGAAATGTTGAAGACCCAATAACACCACTTATGGATGGGGGATATATCCAAAGAATTAGGAAGTATTTCTCAGAAAATTTAACAAAAAAATAAATTATGAATCCACAGTTTAAACATAAATTAGGTTCCAGCTTGGCTTTCTTTTTAGAACATAAAGTTCTTAACAAAGGGCAGGCTTATACGAATGTAACTGGAGAACTTTATCCTTCTAACCAAATGCCGTTTAATGGACTGAATTTTTCATCTAGTTCTGACGCACAATGGGTTTATGATTCGTCTGTTTTGGGAGCCGCTATTCCTACTGGGGTTAGTTATTCAGAGATAGTATCAGGCGAAATAGTGACCAATTTTATTGATAGAGATGTTAGCGGAGTTAATTTAAACTTTATGAACGGAGGAGCATATCATAGCGGAACTATTTCAGGATCAGCAACTTATGCAAAGAAAGACTTAAACTTTTACTTTAGAAACGAAAAAGATGTGGAGTTATTTATGGAGAAATCTTTTAACTCCGAAGATCCTATAGATCCGATTACAGGATCAAACGATCTAAAGATTAATGCTCCCTGTGTTATTTTAAGCCATAAAGACAGCAGAAATAACCCATTCGCTTTGGGGGGAATGGACGAGAATGAATCAAATTATCAAGCTGTTGTTATTTCGGACAATGCCTATTTAATGGATGGAGCATTAAGTATTTTTGAAGACTTGACTCAAACTTGCTTTCCAATTATAGATTTTGAAGATATACCTTTTAATATTTACGGAGATTTGAAAAATGGTGAATTTAATTATACTGGTTTATATTCGAAATATCCAGATTCAATGCAAAAAGCAAACGTAGATAGAGTTATAGTTAATACCACAAAAATTTCATCTAAGGGTGCAGATAACTTTTATTTAGGTTATGCAGAGTTTAGATTGTTGTGCTATAAATTTCCAAGAATTTGATTTCTCATTTAATAAAAAAATTTGTAATATAAAATACAACCCTCAAACATTTTTTAAATTATGGCATCAAGAACACAAGTAAAATATGGATCAGCTGGACTTTTTGTTGGTCCCACCCCTTCAACAGGCGCTCACGCCGCTATTATACAATTACACCGTGTCCAATCTGTTAGTGACACTTTTGACCTCCCCTTGGAGGACGTTAATCAATTTGGTCAGACAGCGGCTTTGGACAAGGTGGTAAATTCTTCACCTACTCCGACAATGGAGTTTACATATTACACAACTGACGGTCATAATGAAGCAGCATTAGGAATGCCAATCGATGGCAGCAAGTCCATTGCCAGCTTCTTTTTAGATGGAACTCAAGATGATAAGAATTATTTCTCTCTGTTTACAAAGCAGGGCGTAGATGTCGTTGGTCGTACTCCAGTAGCTACAGAAGATTTTGTTGTAGGTATCGGAAATGGATTTGTTTCCTCTTACTCCGTCTCCGCATCTGTTGGAGGATTTATGGAATCTAGTGTTTCTATCGAAGGATCAAACTACTCAATTAAAGACGCGGCTGGAGCTGTTGTTATTCCTGCGATTAACCCAACTGACGGAACAGCTCTTACCACGACTTATACAATACCTGCTGGAACAACTGGGGAAGTTGGGATGCCATCAGTTATCAAAAAGGGCGATATTGCAATTGCTGGACTACCAACCACTTTGTTGGGTGTAGATCTTAGCAAAGCAAATGTTCAATCATTCTCAGTTTCTGTTGATTTGCCTCGTGAGGCGCTGGAAAGACTTGGTAGTGACTTCGTATTTGCTCGTCCGCTTCAAACACCTATTAATGCAACAGTATCTTTGGATTTTGCAGTAACCGACATAGTTGAGGGTAGTCTTTCAGACCTTTTTACTTCCTGCTCAGCAACCAGTTTTGACTTCACTATTACTGCTTCACCATGTGTAGGTAGCGCAAAATCTGAGACATTTAAGATTGAGATTAAAGGCGCATTCTTTGAAAGCGAGAACACTTCTACAGATATTGGTTCTGACAGAAACGGTTCGGTAAGCTTTACGGTTCCAATTGGAGCGGCTAGCGATACTACAAGAGGTATTTTCTTGGATGGTAGTAGTGAATAGTAATTAAAGATCTATTAAAATATATTATTAAATCCCACTGGAAACGGTGGGATTTTTTTTTCACTTTGTTTTGTATTTAATGTAATAATAACTAGGTTATGGCTCAAAGCGACTTAGACATTATAGTAGGAGCGGATACGCGGAATTTAAATCGGAACGTAAATACCGCTGTCCGCAAACTCGAACGTAAAGGCGTTAATTTAGACACTAAAAAGGGTCAGATGGCCTTGGGTCGTATTACGGGGAAGGCTGATGAGTTTACTAAGTCTCTAGAAGCTTCTAATGCCCGTGTTATTGCGTTCGGAGCGTCTGTTGCAGTTATTGAGGGAGTAAGAAGATCTTTCACAAAGCTAGTAAGTACAATCGTAGAGGTTGAATCGCAGCTTACAGCTATTAATAGTATTTTGGGTCAATCAAGCGGTACAATTTCAAAGTTTGGAAATGAATTATTTGATATTGCGAAAAAAACTGGACAATCTTTTCAAACGGTAGCACAAACTGCTCAAGAATTTGCTCGTCAGGGTTTGGCGGTGGGAGAAACATTGAAACGTACTGAAGATTCCCTAATTCTGGTCCGATTAACAACTTTAAAAACTAACGAAGCAGTTGCCGCAATTACGGCAACCCTGAATGGCTTCGCGAAAGAAGCTCTGACGTCAACTGAAGTTATCAACAAACTTCGTGCTGTTGAAACATCTTTCGCCGTTTCTTCGGATGATTTAGCAGCTGCGCTGGCTCGTTCTGCTGCTGTAGCTCAGGGTGCTGGAGTTTCATTTAATGAGTTACTGGGTGTTATTACGGCCATGAAGCAGAGAACTGGTCTTGGTGGCGCAACCTTGGGTCAAGGCCTTAAGACTGCTTTTACTAGACTGAGCTTACCGAATCGTATAGCAGAATTAAAAGACTTAAAAGTTGCAATTGATGATAACTCAAGCGGAATGGAAAAATTGCGTCAAGTCTCAATTGCTTATAAAGCGGCTCAAGATGCAGGTAATCAATCTTTAGCTGCTCAAATTGGTCAAGTGGCTGCTGGCGGGTTTCAAATTTCTAAGTTAATCTCCGCATTTCAAGATTTGTCTAGTGCGTATAGTGTCGCTGATAGTGCAGCTTTAAAATCAGGTGAGGCTACCAATGAAGCTAATAAGGCAAACGAAGAGTATAACCAAACTATTGGGGGAATAAGCAAACAAATTAATTCCAATATTGGAAAAATTTTTAACAGCGTTGGAGCATTGGGGACTGGTGACGCAATTAAAGATCTTGTTGGGAACATAAATTCTATTTTAGAAGCTTTTCAAGGAAACAAACTTGGTGCGTCTAATGCATTCATTGGTCTTTTAAATGATGCTATTATAGGAGCCAAGAATTTCGGCTTTTTACGTGATGCCGCAGAAGGCTTCGCGAAGGTTTTAAGTGGACCTGGACTTGTTGCTGCTGCTGCAGTTGTTAAAAATCTATTTGCTAACACATTGGTTCAAGGCGGTGCTTCTCTACTTTCATTAACTGGACTTAACAAAGGACAAAAAAATAGAGAACAAACTCAAACCGCTACTGTAGCTTTATTAAAACAAGGTACGGAAGAAGAGAAAAAGCAGTTTGCTTTAGCTACTTCGCAAGCACAAAAAGAACAAGTTATTCTTGGTATTTTAGAAAGACAACTTGCCATTCAAAAAGCTCAAGAAAGATCCGAAGTTAGATTTTCAGAACACTTAAGAAAGAGGGGATTAATTATATCAGGTAGCGCTGGAGGATATAATATAAAGCGTTCAACCAAGGCTATCGCGCTTAATCGTGGAGTGTCTAATAACGCGGGCGGAACAATTCCAGAAGCAATTATTAGAGAACAAAATGCTATTGGTAGAAATGTAGGAGGTGCTACATCGAAAGCGCAAGCAAGGGTTATTGAAAAATTTAATTATGGCAGAGGAAAAAAAGGTCCAGCAGTTGTAAATAGTGAAGAGCTTATCATACCTAATAAGTCTGGGGACATCGTTTTAAATAAAGAAATGATGAAGGGCGGTATGATGAATAAGAGCACGTTTAATTATGCTGCAGGAAGCAAGAGAGAAATCGCTATAAAAGGCAAACTAGAAAACGGGTTACCCTTGACCGTTAAGGATAAAGAATGGCTACGAAAGAATGCTGGTACCAATCCAGGAGGGGCTTCAAGTAGAAATCAGAACAAAATTTTACCCGCTACGGCTAGTGCTATTATTAAAAGAGGGGGAAATAGTATTTATGCCGATAATACTATTGGATCTGTTAGAACAAACAGATTTAAAGAAAGGTCTCAGGGAGTAAATCCAGTAGGCAGACCAACTGCCAAAGAAGCTACCAAAAGAAACCTAATAAATAAAGGAGCTTCAGGAGCTTTTGAAAACCTTAGAAGTTCAAGTTTCATTGGACCACCTAGGGGTTCTCCAACTGGAGCCGATAATTTTGGTGAGTTTGCAAGGAGACAAGATAGTCTTGATAATGCCGACCGTATAGCTCAAGAAAGAGAAGCCAAGAAACGGCGAGCACTTGAAGCGCAAAAGATAAGAGAGCAGGAACTACGAAGAGAGAAAGCTCTGCAGCGACGTGACATAGAAGAAGACGTAAGGAGACAAGATCAGACAAGTCGATTCCAAGGCGCAACTCCAGTAAATGCAAATACTAGGTTCTCGCAAGCAGACAGATCGATGGTATTAAATGATGAATATCGATCAGAGTTAAAAACGCAGATGGGAAGAAGGGGGATGAGCATGAAAGATTTGAATAGTACCCCAGAAGGCAAAAAGCTTAGACAACAAGTTAGAACCGCTGTTAAAACTTCTGTTGGTAATAGATTTTTTGAAATAGACCAACAAATAGCCGAACAACAAGTTAAGGGAGCTCAAGCAGCAATAGATAAACAAAGCCGTAAAGGAATAGGAGGGAGATTAGGTATGCCGAGTTTCAGAGGTATAGAAAAACGTTTTGAGCAGGATAAGACTATGACACCTATGGCTAAGAAAATGATAAAAGCCGATATTTCAAATAGGAGATTCCAAAGAAACCAAGGAATTGCTCAAAGGGGATTTTTAGGCAGTATGGTTTTGAGTATGTCTGCTCCAACGATAGGTCGTGGCGCTGAATTCATAGCTGGAAAAGCGGGTCAAGATGAAGATGCTGCTAAAAGAACTGGAAATATTTTCGAAGGCGCGGCGCAAGGAGCTTCGACGGGCATGTCCGCTGGATCATTGTTTGGACTGCCTGCAATGATAGCTGGGACTGTAGGAGGCGCTATACTTGGAGGTGTTTCATCTGCAGGAAAAAAGGAGTCACCCTCAGATATATTAGCCGCACAATTTGACAAGCTTCAAGAAACAAATGCAAACAGCGCCAATGCGATTAAATCTTTTTTACAGTCTCAATCTCTAATTTCGGACTTAATATCTTCTGGAGATCTTGATCAGCAGAAAATATTAGGTATAGAAGACGCAACAAACAAAACTTTAAGAGAGTCGGGTTTAACATCCGAACAAATTGAAAAATTGACATCTGCGACCTCGAACGATAGGGGCGATGTAGCCGTGGAATTGCAGAGACAGTTAAATTCGCAAACATTTGAGGCTAAAAATAGGCTTGACGTAACAAAAATACTCGAAGATACAACGGGTAGTCGAGTTGTTCAAACTGATTTTAGCAGAAATCGTGAAAAAATGATAATGAATTTAGCCAGAAACGGCCAAGGCCAAGGGGCGAGTGGTCTTTCTATGCTTGAGGGCTTCGACAAACTTCTGTCGAAGATGGGAATGAGTAGCAACAGTTTTATTGTAGAGGACGATCCTTTCTCTGACATATCCGAAGATCAAAAAAAGGAACTAAAAAACATAAATTTAAGTAATGTTGATTTTAGTGCAATGGATCAAGCTATGAAGAATTCTGGTGATTCTATAGGTGAATTCTCAAAATCTATATCCGAAGGACTCAGTTCCGGCCGTTTTGGCGGGATACAAAAAGCGTTAATGCGTTTGGGAATTGACATAGACGATTTGCCTTCTGCGATTAGAGAATCATCTGATGCACTACACGAATACGGTAATATTATAAGCGAAAGTTTTAAATCTGGAGGTGGATTCCAAGACATGGCAAACCGAAGGTCGATGACAAGAACAAGGGTAGGGTTGGGAATTAATAGTGCTGCGTTTGGTAGGGCGCAAATGGAGAACTTTAATGTACAAAGAAGTATAAACAATGCAAGCTCATTCAGGGATCAATTATCTGGCCCAACCGAAATAAACAGAGAAAGAAGTGCTCTATTAATGTCTGGTAGCAGATTCGGACTAACAGGCTCAGGAAGGGATGATAATTTTAATAAGATACAAGCATTAAAAGTTAAGGAAGAAGAGGTCTTAACTGGAACAAACAAAAATAAAATTTTTGACGACACCATTGGGGGAATAGACGAACTCATAAACCCTATAGTTACTTCTGGCACTAGTTTTGATGAAGAGAAATTGACCCCAGTTCTAGCGAAAATGGCAACAGGAATTTCTAGCCTAGAAGAGCTCAATAATATAAGAACCGAACTAAAAAACATTTTCTCTGGGACCGAGGGTGTAGAAACAACACTGAACAGTTTAGTATTATCAGCTGCCGAGAGTCTTGAACTTGAAAAAATAGCGTCGAATGATAGAAGGGAAAACATAAACATTTCTAACAACCAAGAAGCTATTCTTAGGAAGTTAAGAACAGACCAATCCGTAAGATCTCAACAAGGATCTGAAATGGGAATGAGCGTGTCAGAAGTGATGGGCAGAGATGATCCAACTATCGCTGGTAAAGTTAGAGCTCAAGGAGAATATACAAGTACAAAGGGAGTTAAGAAAGTATTGACAAATGAGGCTGGAGAAATTAGAGAGGGTTTTGTTGCTGCCTTGGAAGAGAAAGACGAAGACGGAAAATTTAAAATAGATAGATTTACGCAAGCAAGTATGTTATCTGAATTTGACAGAAATATAAAAAATACTGGAACGGAGGTTGACGAGAACGGACAATTTAAATTCAATAAATATGATGTTGCTGGAAGAGCTAACGAAGCTATTAGACGCATGGGAGAAGGGCAATATGGCTCACGAATGGAAACTGCTGGATTTGGAGTCTTAACAAACGAAATAACCAGCAGGGGCAAAACTAATGACGCCTTAATTGCAAGTACTCCATCGAGCGTAAGAGAAGCATTTACAGAACGAAAAGATGTCGTAAACAGGGATGCTGGTTTGAGTGGATTGGTAGTCCCCCAAAACAAAGAACAGGCAAGGTTACGAGACCAATATATCAAAGAATATTCCAGAATACAAAACAATAACAATCTTGGGCGTTACGATGGACCTAAGAGTTTTCATACTAAAAGTGGCATGGAGACAACAGAAAGGCATCAAATAGACCAAAGTGCCATTTTCAACAATCCCTTTAAAAACGCATATAGCGAACGAGGAATGTTTAATCATGGAACTGAGATGTATGACCAAATATTTAACTCATCTGTCTTGGAATCTGGAGATTTTGATATTAAGAGTGGAATGCCATTAGACTTCAATAAGAATAACGCACGTCTTGGATATGGCGCAGCAAGTATGGCACCCGTCGGCGTCGATCTCGACGATCCAAGGGAAAATTATATGTTCTCACAGAGTCAGGGAAAATCAGATAATGCAGCGTTCCGATCAATGATGGGACTTCCTAATTTAATCGAAGGTGGAGATGCTAACGCTTATCAGTATGGAACAGACAGTGCTGTTAAAGATACTAAGCCAGCACCTGAAGAAACCACAAATCCCTTAATAGAAGAACTTAAGAAAACTAATACAGCGTTATCGGCGCTTGCAGAGTCAAAAAATAATACCGACTTTCTGACAGAAATTTTAAGGTCTTTAGAACAAGGGAAGTCAGATAAAACTATAACTGGTGACGAGATGGGTACAGCAATAAAAGCGATAGACGATTTTAAATCATCAGATAAGACGCAAGGTGATAGGGGAAATCTTGAAGCAGTTATACAAAAACTTGTTGAAAATCAAGAAATTACATTTAGTGAGCTTTTAGAGCAAATTAAACAAGACAAGCAAAACAGTAACGTTGAACAACTTGCAGATCTGAATCAAAATATTGCCACATTCATTACCACTCTAAACGAAGGTGTAGAAAGTAAGGTGGAGACATTTAATAATTTTACATTATCTTTTGATGGAGTAGAAGAAAACTTTGCAAATACAGAGGCTATGATCGAATCAATGAGAACAAGGCTGGAGGGTTTAGAAGCCTCATTGAGAGGTGACGTTGTAGCACCTGCATAATTTCTCATTTTACCCTTTTAAATGTAATACTACCTTGGAGGCAAGGTATGGAAGAAAAGGATTATTTATATTTCAATTTTTTGGGCAAACGGTGTATCAAATACATGTTTAAACAATATTTGTATCATTTAGAAGATTTACTTGATAAAAAGTGCATTTCTAATGATGATTATGAAGAGGCAAGACAGAGAATTCTAGATGTTGGCAATGATCAAGCTAGGTTTTTCGAAGATCAGGCTGAGAATTACTATAAAATCAATAGGTAAGGGAAATTTATGAAAAAATTATATACATTCAAGGGGAAAATAGGCGAAGAAACTTTTGATTTTGGTCTTAAAAAGCCAAATAGAAGCGAAATGGAAGATTTAGAAATCTTTCAAGCTGCGATTAAGTCGAAACTTATGAACATGGGCGTTCAAACAAAAGCGGCTGTTGATAAGTATTACATGGATAATTGCGACGGAGCGATGACAAAAGGTGATGAGTATGAAATTACCAAATTACGCCAACAGCTTGTAAGAAAAGAAGAAGATTTGCTAACTAGTACGGGCGATAAAAACAAAGATACTAGAATCAAATTATACGAAGAGATAAATAAGTTGTCAGATCAGATTAGAAATTTCAATGAATATTATTCGGCAATTTATGATGATACTGTTGAGACTAAAGCTCGCAACAAATCAATTGACTATGCTTTTTTAAACTTTTCTCTGATTGATGAAAAAGCTATGTTTGAATCAGATAATGAGCATCCACAAAAAAGAATGATTGAGCAGTTCCAGCATATGGAAGAAAAGCAAGATGGCGAAAATGGAGACGAATGGTCTGAAATTTATAACAAACTAGTTTTTCTATTTACTTTGTGGTTTATGGGAATCGCTGACACCGAACAAGATTTCGAAGGATTTTATAAAGAAAATTTCGGTAAAAAAATTGAAACAGAAATTGAAGAAGAGGAAATAGAAAAAGAAGTAGTAGAGGAAGTCAAGGCGGAATCAGAAGAAAAAAAAGCTAAAAAGAAAGTAAAAAAAGATAGTAAGAAGTAATGAACGAAGATTCTATTCTTCGAAGTGCGCTTTCGGAAATATTAAAAGGCTATTCTTATGATATTGAGAATAGCCTTTATATAAAACACATGTCTCTGGATGATCATGTAGATTACGAAAGAGTATATTCTTTTTTTTACGAAAGATTAAAAAAAAGAGGAGTAGAGACTTCTGAAAGTTTAATAGAAAGGGCTATTTCTCAAGATTTGTGGTCAGAGGAGAAGGAAAGCAAGATTAAAGATCTAGAAGAATTAAATGACCAACTAAAAAAAACTATTCAGAAGTCACTGGCGGAAGACATGAAAAAACATGCAAAGAGTGAACTTGAAGCGAATGAAAAAGAATATCAGAATTTGTTGGATCAAAAATACTCAATTACATCCAGCTCAATAGAAAAAATTACTGATAGAAGAATGCATGAACATTACATTGTGAATTCTTTATATTTAGACAGAGATCTTTCTCAAAAAAAGTTTAATGAAAAAGACTTTGATGAAATAGAGCCAGAAGAGTTATTTAAAATTAACAAAAGTTATACTAAATATACTGAAAAATTAAAAGAATCAAATATTAAAAGAATATCTATTAAACATTTTTTTCGAAGTTCTTGGGACCTATCAAAAAACACATATCAATATTTTGGAAAACCTATTAGTCAAATTACATATTTTCAAACAAACTTGGCAACAAATGCAAATACATTTTCAAGTATTTTTAAAAACTATCCAGGTATTGAATCTGAAGATCCAGACGAGATAATTGAATTTGCACAAATGAGGTACGAAGCCGAAAAAAATACAGGCAAAAATAAAAGTTTTACAGGAGCTGATTCCGAAAAATTGAGAAGGGCTGGTATTCAAGTCGCTGACAGGTCTGCACAATTCAATAAGGTTCGATAAAAGTGTAATAAATACCAAGGTATGAGGTATTCTAGAAGTCAAGACGTTTTTGTAAGCTTAGGTGGAGAAGGAATTAAGGGAGCAAACTCTTTTTCTTTTGATTCCTCATATTCTAGTCCCAAAACAGAAATTATTGGAAAGGGTCTGGCGACTAGAAGTTACAAGGGCAAAAACCAGTCTGAAGGATCTATATCAGCTTTAATATTAACTGCAGGAAATAATTTATACAATACGTTCATTGAAAACAGTGGTATTATAACTGCTGGAACTATGGGATCTCATCTTAGTAATTTCTCTTTCACCAGTGGATATATAAATAGCTATAAATTGAATGGGGGAATCTCTAGTCCACCATCCGACTCTATTGAATTCGTTACTTACGGAGAGATAGCATCAATTACAGAAGAAAACGAAAAGGACCAATTACTAGCAGATATGGTGGAAGAAAGTGCATTAGGATTGCGAAATAAATCTGTTCTTATTGAAGGTATCAGCGCACTAGAGTCGGGGCACATTCAGTCTTTTGAGTATTCTATTTCAACAAATTGGAAGCCATCTTATGCGATGGGAAGTCATCTTCCAGTCGATGTTTCTAGTGTTGCAGGATTCGAACTTTCTTTGAGTCTAGATTTGATAGTCGGCAGCGATGATAGACAAAATGTTTCAAACAGTTTTGAAGAAGCATTCGTTAGCGGATCAAGCGACTTGGAAATCAAGATAGTTCAATGTGAAGGGGGTTCAGACATTGTATATCATATGCCAAAAGCCAGAATGGAATCAGAAGGACTGACCGCAGATGTTAACGGCTTCTTGGAGGGAACTATCAATTTTAGATCATTTGTTAATACATTGGAGGAGTTAGAAGAGTAATGGGTTATAGAAGCTATAAAGATGTTAATGTAACATATGGTAGTACAGAAATATTATGCAAAAGTTTAAGCATTAATAATTCCAACTCTCTGGGTTTTGGCAAAGATCGCTTATCTACTAGCACTGGGGTGTATTACGCAAATCAAAGGCCTACTACTGTAATTAATTTAGAGTATTTAATAGGTAGCGATGGAGACCTCTTTTATCAAGAATTTTCAGGGCTTTTTGATGGATCACAAAATTTTACTAATCAAACTGACACGGCATTGATTATCGGAGATTATACATTTACTGGATTGTGTCCACAAAGTTTGTCCATTTCCGCAAGCGACAACTCGCTTTTTAATGCTAGCGCCAGTTTAACTTACTATGGAAATATAAATGATCAAATTGAAGAAGCAGAGGAAGTGGTAAGTGTTGACTTTGAAGATGATATGAGTGTTGGTCATTCTGCTGCCAGCCCAGTAGTAGGAGTTGATGGTGTATCAGCATTATCTTTCAGTGTGTCCTTAAAACAAAACCCTATATTTTTAATAACTAATGACGGCACTTCCCCGGATTTTATTGATATTACAGAAAGAAGATCGGAATGCAGCCTTACAAGTAATGATATAAGTAATTTTGTTACTACACACGGAGATAACGCTTCAGCTTCTTTTACGGTAAAAGATTTAGATGGAAATGAGTTACAGGACTATTCAATTGAAGGAAAAATTCAATCAACCGAATTTAGCTTGAGTGCTGAAGACGTTGTTTCAACAAATATATCAATAATTAGCTTTAGATAAATGATTTTCGATAAAACAACAATATTAGGATCTTCTACCGAATATAAGTATTTCGGGTCAAATCTATATAATTATAAAAAAATCAAAACCCTAAAGGTTGAAGGTTTTTTAATTGATGATACTGTTTTAGATGAAGAATCATCAACCAATATCGCTACTATTGATGACTTTCTAGATACGGCAACAATGGAAAGTGTTACGATTAACGAAGTAGATTTCGGCACAGGTAAGTTAACTCAAATCTCCTTTTCTGATGATGATCTTAGCCCAAATTTAAAAAAGGTATCAGCTACTATAGAAATTTATGAAAATTCAATAACTGCTGGTGATGATGGATTAAATAGTTTGTTTGCAAGTACAAATTTTTTAGAAAGTTTAAGTGAGTCTTTTTCTTTTAGCGAATCTATCTCTAATAAAAGCTTTAATTATTCAGTCAATATTTTATATTTGGACAGCGAGACTAATGATCCATTAGACTTGTCGCAAACGCTAGCAATAGATTTAATTGCAAAAGCTCTGGCTAGCCAATTGATTGACGGTTATAATCCAAGCCTAACAGGATATAAATTATATTGTACGGAAAATATTGATGAAATATCTAGATCATACTCTTTATCTCATCAATATGATTTTGTTAAGAGAGGTACTGGTGAAGATGACGTAAATTTTGATAAAACAATAGACACTTCGGTTTCTACAGGCCAAGATGGAATAACGAAAGTAACAGAAAAGGGGGTTATTCGTCATATCGGACCAATCACTGCAAGCTCAATGGGAGAACTCAAAACGGAGGCGACAACCCAAATCGAAACAAATTCTTTTGCGAGATGTAGGACTGCATTTCAAGGTTTCGATGGAGATGCTGATAATACAGGAATTACCATTACTCCTTATGGTTCCCCTAACCAACTTGTTGATAAAAGAATATCAGTAGTCAGAGATATAAACGAGAGAAATTTAACTATCAATTATACGGTTACTTATTCCAACGACATATCTATTCAAGACACTTATAGTTGGTCTTACAATTGTGAAATTAAAAAAACAGAAAGCTTCTACTTAATATCTGAAAGAGGGCAGATAGTTGGAGACGGAAAACCATTTCCCGCTGGAAACTCTTCTATAGATGTCGCAAAAACCGCTTGGGATACAATAAAGGCTGACATTCAAACAAGGGTAGAAACTGAATTTAGAAACAATACAATAGATTTTAGACAGATCTTTATTTCGAGTGAAGATGTTAATTATTCCGAAATAGATGGCACCATTACTTATGCATTTACCTACTCAAGCGAACCTAAAGAAGGCAATCCAGAAGAAATTACAACCAAAAATACTGTAACACACTCTTATCCAGTTGATTTGAAAAATAATTTTAATATATTAAAAGACAAACAGATATCTCAAAAACTAAACTTAGCCACAGTAGGAAACACTACATTGAATATGGAATTAAGGGGCCAAAAAGAGAGCGCTTTCACTGATTATGCCACGTTTGTTAACTCTAATATTTCGAAGTATACGCCAGACGAAGAATTACTGCACATTTCTTCTGCACCAAAAACATCTTTCACTCCTAAAAAAAATTTAATGACGTTTAGCGTTACTTGGAGTTGGCTAAGGGAGGTAGCCGACATAGATGACATCTAAAATAACAGAACCAAGAATTTCCATTACTCATTCTCCTATTTTTTATAATAAAAAATGGGGATTTGTAGAAAACATAACTTTAAATGGGCAAGCTATTGATACCGGAGGCTACACCAGTTTGTCGGCACTGCAAGCCACCATTCTTACAACTTATGAAATAACAGATGGTTTATTCACTTATGGTACGCTTACAAGAACCAACGTGTTTTTACAAAGCATTGATTTCGCACCATCAGATTATTTATCCAAGATTGATTATACCATAGTCTTGCTGTGCTATCCAGCAGATTACTTTGAATCGGAGGGAATAATTAACCCATCAAATACATGGGATTTTTCAGAGAACAAAGAGAGGGTTTTGACAGTTACTCATACAGTATCTGCGGCTGGAATAAATACCGGGGGTTTAGATGAAACGGGATTCGAAAATGCTCGTACGTTTGTTACTGCCAACCTTGGTGGAGGTTCTCCAACGGTTCCTGCAAACTTATCAATGTGTTTTGGAGAAAGGTCTGCTGGATCAAATCGAAATCCTGAAGAGGTTTCAATTAACAATAGCAATCTTGTATTAATAAGCAGATCAGAGAATATAAACAGAGTTAATGGAGAATATTCTGTTACCGAAGTTTATGAGCTTGATTTGCTTCAAAGCAGTAAATCCAAGATTAATTATAGCATCAATATAAATGAACAGGCTCAGGGCTTTCACACGGCTTCTATATCTGGAAGCATTACTGGAGGAATAAATACAACATTAGCAGAACTAGAGGTGATTTTTGATGCTTATAATTTTATAGCAAAAATAGAAGAATGTCACGATATAACGTTAAATACAACCCCCGTTGTAAGAACAAAAAATATAAATGAAATAAATCAGTCTATATCTTTTACTCTACAATATGACGACGCTGTAACTAATATTGGACAAGATACATTAATACTGGAACTTTCTTTAAATGAAAACAAAGGGGAAGATAACATAACAAAATATTCACTAAAAGGATCTTTAAGGGGCAGATCGGATTTAACAGACAGGTGGGCGCTTGTAGAAGAAGCTTACAATTCAAAAATAAATGTTTATAAAAGCGAGAATGTGATTGGACTTTTTTCTAATTATTATGATATTGACAACATCAATAAACGTTATACATCAGCAAGTGTTACAAAAAACAAGTTTAAGGGAGAAATAAATTTTTCCGTTAACTTAACAGATGAAGAAGAGCCTCCAGAGGGTTTCGAAAAATTTGACTATGTTATTAATGTAGAGAATCCATACTTTAAAGCGAAACCTTATGCGCTAGTTGGTCAAGTATATTTAGCAGAAGCAGGAGATTCAGAAGAATATGTGCTTCAACATCTAGAATCCTATGAAAGAGCCAAATTGTCAATTAGTGTTAATGCCGTGATTAATGACGATACAGATATCGAAGAAGGAATAAAGTCAGCTCATAATGAAATTATAAGCATCTCAGAGGGTTTCTTGGGGGGAGATGAAGTTTTGACCCAAAAAAATATAGGATCAAATCCGAGTTTCGGGAAAAAGATTACACTTAATTATTCTTGGGATTATTTCAAATCACCAGTAAACAGTATAGAAGACCTAAAATTTATTAACATCTGATAAAGTTTTATTCTGCGATAGAGTCCAAAGTTTCTTGAGCTAGCATAGACAGCTCATTGAGGGGAATATCCCCATCTTTATGTTTTTTTAATTCTTCAGAAAGTGACCAGTTGTAAACGTCTTCAACTGCTTCGCCATCACTATTGTAATTCACTGGTATAATACTGCCAAAAGCAGCTAAAGGTGTTTCATTTGGGTTTGCATTTATGAAAAGGATAGGAATACTGTCACTTGCAAATGGGATTATTCCCACAGGAAAGCCAAATCCACTTGTAGTAAAACCATTTCCTACAACAGTCACTTTGATTAAATATGTACCATTTTGTTGTCTCATAATACGTGTAGTATCTATATTGACTCGTCCAGAGTGTCTTTGTCCCGCCATTCTTTCGTGACTTTCTGTAAATACTGGGAAGCTACGACCAGTGGTTCGATACGTTCGCGGCTGGAAATATGGTATAGGTCCGATAAAAGGAGAGCCAGTTTGAAAAAACTTCATTTCCATAGTAATAATCTGAACTTCTATCCTATACATTCTATCTCTAAAAGTAATTTGATGAATCTGTTCTTTGGTCGCCGTCAAATAATTGGAGCGGGTAAACTTTTCTATATCGCCATCCTCTTCTTCATAAAGTTCTACGATTCTATCTTCTCTCTCTTTAATAGCTTCTTCTTCTTGGCTATATCCCAATTCTTTTTCTGCCTTAAATTTGCAAGAACTGAATAGCAAGCTATCCATGAAATATAGATTTCCTATTCTGGGTTTTTGGTCCAAAGTTTGCCAGATTGTATTTTCAAAATTAATGGGCTGACTTTTCTTTTGTTTCTTAGAAATCTCGTCGAAGTATTCTGGTTGACCTGGGTCATGAGTATTGGGAATATTATTTTCTTCGTGCATATTATTCCCCCGATTCAGATTCTTGCTCAACTTCCTCAAAATAATTTGAACTCAAGTGTACGGGATCGTGGCTTGGAGAAAGGTTGACAACAGGTAATTCGTTAGAAAGCCCATGAGATATTTCTAAGTTAGTATTTAAACAGCCAACTACATTCATATAGGGGGCGTCGCTATTGTCTTCATCAAAAATCACAAGACCTTCGCTACCCCCTACTACATCTTTAGTTAAATATCCAATCATCAAGTATGCTTTTTTCTGAAATTTACCCTGCCTAAGTTCTTCGTTGGTGGGCTCTGCATTTGTGGGAGTGTAAATTAACTCGCCATCTTTGTTTAGATCCATGTTAAAAAGATAGGACGAAGGAAAGGAGGGCCAACCTAATAAATCTTTATCTTCTTCGATGAAATCAGTGCGTTCATTTCTTTCTCCGGGAATTTTTCCAGGACCATTACCATTAACAGGTCCGACAACAATTACTGCGGAACGAACATCTAAGCTTCTGTGCAGGTCCAATTCTAAATATATGAAATCCCTTTTTTGCACATCATCGTCGTATTTCGGTGTAAAATCAATTCCCAAGCCTTTAATATGAAAAGCCTCGTATGGGGCTTGTCTAGTTTGTGCTTCATTATCCTTACTATGTATAACATCTGTAATACTCTCTTCAACTACAATCTCTAAAGATGTAGCAAATGCAATAGATGCTTTCTCCGCCTCTTTTTGTTTTTCGGTCATAAAACTTCGAGAAGATATCCTCAAATCTTGATCTCTACCATCCTCACCGTGGCCCAAAAATACATCAGAGCCATTAGGTCGATACCTTATTTTAGAAGTAAGAATACTACTGTTTTCAGCAACTCGAACCGTAGATGCACCAGTTTTTATAATTTGAAATCGACCCGCCATAATTATTTGTCTCCGTGTATTGGAATTGTATATCCAGTTAAATTTATTCCAGTAATGATTAATTCAGCGACATCGGGCTCATTTTCCGTATTATTATAGTCTACTAAATCGCTAGGAACGTAGTCAATAAATGTAGCAAATTGACTTGGGTAAATACCCATAGAATGAAAACCGTCTTCATAGATGGAAGTTATAACTCCATCAGGAAGATTAGATCTAAAATTATAATTTTTATTGAATTTTCCAGTATGAAGATTCCATGTATCGTTGAAATTTTTATTTCCAGTAAATATGTTAATTATACCAGTAATTTCTCCTGTGTAATCTACTTCATAAATCCCAGTATTATTAACTGTTTCGAAGGCATTGCCAGAAAACAACCCGTAACCAATTAATGGTTGATAGAAATTTTGTCCGCCAGTAAAGGTATCGGTTTCAAACGTTGGTTTATTAAGACTTCCGTCTGAACTAGCCCGTATTGAGTTGCCAAGCTCACCTAGGGTATTTGTAAAGATTTGTAATGTGTCATTATCAATTATTGATGTGCTAAATCCAAATTCACCACTATTAATAACCTTAGACAAACCGGTTATATCCTTAAATAAATTTGGAAGCTGATTACCTGTGCTTCTTACAAAGCCATTGCTATCAATTATCACTCTATCACCTGTAATCGGATTGTTATAATTTAATGTTAATTGGGAATTAATATATCCAGAAGGAATAGAACTAAATACTTGACTAGTATCTAATGATTCTAGAAGTAAATTACCAAAGTCTTGATTTAAAATTTTGCCACTATCTTGAAGCAGAATTTTTTCTCCGAAAAGTCTAGATTCAGATCTATAAAAATCATAGCTACCGCTTCCATCATTTATGAATCCAGTCTCTGTACCAGTGACTATTGTAAAGCTTTTAACTCCAGTTTGAAGTGCATTGACCGCCCCAATACCAGTGAATCTTGCTGGGCCCGTGAAATCTATAAATACCTCTTCGTCAGTTAAACCTAATATATCTGTGATATCGTTTATTCGATTAACCTCAGTGTCGACATTTTCAAATCCAGTAACTGTTTGTTGAATTAATATTTCATTAAACAACCTGTTAGTACCTGTATCATAAAATAATCCAGTAATAATTCCAGAAGCTTCTCCTATTCCAGTTAAGGTGTCTTGATAGTTCCCAACAAATTGGGTAGGATAAATTTGTTGAGTACCAGAGAAAAAGTCTTCGAGAATAGTTTCAGTTTTATTTGAGTTAACAGGCAGTATTCCACTAAAGCTACTGCCAACATGCATACCAGTCATGCGCCCACTGACTGGAATCAATAAGTCTCCAGAATAAATAGAGTCAAATAAAGTTATTTCCTGTGCTCCACTCAAAGCAAATTCATAATCAGTTGGTCCATACAAATTAACTTCGTCGAATACAACTACTCCACTTTGGGGGGCAAAGGTTTCTTCGGCTGAACTGCTTCCATCTGGAATATTAAATCCGCTGTAGATAAACCTATAGTACCTGTAGTCTCTTTCGTTGTCAAAAATGAATCCAGTTCTATAACTGGTGTTTGTATCGTTCGATTCTTGTCCTACTGGTATTATGGAATTACCATTTTCGTCTTGTTCGAATAAAGCTTCGCGATCTTTAACAGAGATTAGATCAAAGAAAAATTCCAATTCATTAATCGAATAAGTTGCCGTTTGATTTGGAACTATAAAAATAGCTTCTGGTTCCAAGGGAGCTTTAAATGTCCCACGGAAAAATGTGTCATCTGAATCATAAAGGTCTAAACTAAATATCTCTTCGCCCTCAAAACCTGTAAAAAATCCACTAAATGCTATAGTTTGAAATTTATCTTCTTCTTCCTCTTCCTCCCCTAACTCTGGAAGTCCCTCCGCATCGCAGAGTGAATAGCCACTAAATACATAGTCTGGGTCTCCTGGGAACAAGCCTTCGTTAGCCTCGTGACCGATTGGCAAGGCGACTTTTTTGTAGCCAAAGCAAAATTCACAACCCGCCTCTTCTTCTTGAGTAACTTGGAAGTAGTTACCAAACTCATCAATACCACTATCAACAATGACCTGTCGAGTTCTTATTATTGTAGTCAGAGGGCCTGGACAGGGGTAAACAACCTCAACGGGTTCTATCACAATTTCATCATCTTCCTTCGCTAGAGGATTTCTTACTTCGTAACCGCTAATAAAACCAAGTAAAGAACCAGAATTATTGCCGCTATATTCATATCGAATAGTGTCTTCGAAAAAATCTTGCACGTCTATCCCTGAGGGAAACTCAACCCCACTAAATACGCCGTTTCCAAAACTTGAAATTGTTATCCCTATAGATTCTACTTGATTTAAAAACACTCCATCCCCCGATTCAATTACGTGATCATTTGCAGTTACAGTTATTGAGTCCACCCCGTCTCTCTCGTTGTCAACTCTTAATTCGGGACCAAAACCAAATTCCATAGGTTTTTTTTCTATTTCATATCCGTCAGTTATGAGCTCATGGCTGCTTGAGGTATAATCAAAATCTTTTAAGAATAGGTTTTTCCACCTCAGACCGTCATAACTTCCTTGAAAACCTATTGACCTAGGCATTGAGTATTGATACTGACTAGCAATTGAGAGATTGTCATCTTGAAACTTGATTTTGTAAGCACCCATATCACTGAATATTAGGGACTTTATTGTTAAAAAATTAGGAGTAATTGCCGTCGCTTCTAACAATGCGCCGCTATAAAAATCCCCAGCCGTATCCCCAGCATATTCGTCAAATTCTGTTTTAAATTTTTGCCATACCCCTCTTTTATTTGTGCCTAATGAAAAATTATTATAAAAACCATTAAGTAAATAGGCTAGCTCTACAGCATTACTGAATGTACTTATATTATTACCTCTTCTGTCATAAAAAAACCTATTATCTAAATTATGGATATCAGGAAAACCAGTTCCATAAGCTTCTAGATAATCACCAGAGTAATCAAAGTTATATGGACTAAATTCTAGATAATCACCAATAGACATTTTATTGAAAGTTATCGATCCACTATAAAGAACCCCAGAAACTATATTTGATCTCTCTCCGTCGCCGCCACCGCCGCCGCCATCACCAGGCCCTTCGCCGCCACCGCCGCTGTCTTCTTCGGGGCAACCCGGATCTGGGATGCAAGGATCAAAAGCGTTATCTTTGCCGTCGTCGTCGCCATCTTCTTCATTCTCGTTGGTGTCAGTAAACTTAATTGGATCTAAATTACAAACAAAACCAACGTCTTGCCATATTGCTCTGGGTCTATTATTGTCTCCAACAAATATTGGATCAGAGGAAGAAATGGTTTCTTTGTCCTTAACAGAAAAACCAAATCCCTGGACTATGTTAAAGGGTACTTCATTAGTGTCATATTGAAGATATGCCATATCTTGAACAAATTTTTGTTCAATATTTCTTGTTACAGGAATTATACCGCTACCGCCTTCGTAAAATTTATAAGATTCTCCCCAAGGACCACCCCCATCTGCCGAATAATATTGTGTCTGTGTTAAACTTGTATCTTGAAGTTGACGAATCTTAGCTGAATCACTAGGAAAAGATTCTTTATATCCCCCGTTTACAAAACTAGTAAAGCCGTCGCTCCAAGTAAGTTTGGCAGTCCAAGGAATTAGTCTAAGTGTAGACCCCCAACCATCAAACACTGCCACCTCTAATTTATCACCAGTAAAAATATTACCAGTGTATGACCAAACATAGTTTGGAGATGAGTTTCCAGTCTGTACACCACTGTAAGGCCAATCAGGAATACTGTTATCAAGAAAAGCTCTGGAAGTTTCAGAAAGTCTTTGCGAACCTCTATTAGAGGCATTATCTAATGTACCACCACCTTGCGTAGATAAATTAAAACCATCAGGGATGGATGGCTGTGAAAAAATTCCTACAGATAAGCTGTTAAGATCTTGATCGGGAGTATTCAGTGTTGGCTTTGCGTTCCAGCCTCTTATTATGTCTCTATCACTAAGCACTACCAATTCCAAACTTGAAGACTCAACGGGACCGTTAGAAGCTTCAATTTCATCTATTCTATCTTGATAAGAAACATTAAATTCCCCCCTTCCGTACCAACTATCAGTAACTTTGAATACTGTATCCATATTATTACTTAAATTTGTTATTGGATAGTCAACATTATTTGCAGTAATTTTACCGCCCACTACGTACACTGAATAAGGCGGTTGATTTGAATACCACCCTATATTTCTAGCGGGAGAGAGAATTACTTCGTCATTTTTGAGTATTGCAAAGTCATCATCTAAATTATCACCACCACTGTCTATCATAGTGTCTCCTGTCAATTCTAATGATGTAACAAATATAGCTCCTGGAGCATAATATTCTTGTCTCGACAAAGTAGCATCTGCAAAAAATAAATCAGGCAAATAATCATTTAACTCTTGGTTATCAATAGATAATATTGAAATTATATCAAGATTAGCGAAACCCCTAGTAGCTACCTCATTAATAAGATTACTGAAATTCGCAGCGCTAACGTTAGACATATTTATCCATTGAGCATTACATTCGGCTGGTAACTGATCTAAATAGGCGGTATAAATAGGCTCTAGGGGATGAGCATATCCATACTGATCAAAAGTCGTAGTAAAAAAAATAGTTTGAATCTCCTTGGTTCCCAAGACCTGTAAAGCCTGCGATTTTTGGGACGTAGTGGAAGCATCGATTTCGTCTGTAAATGCACACAAAATCACGTTCCTATCGTTATAACCATCAAATCTACCAGCAGCATCTAACTCTAAAATTGCTTCCGACAGTTTCTCAAAACCACCGCCAATTTGAATGTAATTAGTGATATCATTCAACACGCCCTGAAATCTTTCATAAGAGCCTTCAGTTTCCACCATATCACTATCTGAATACGCTAAGCGTACACCGGGAATGTAATAGGGCAATGAGCTATAATAGTCATATGAATAGACACTTGCATTGATTATGCGAAAATCAAAAAGTTGAGATGCAGATATAGCAGCAGAACAACTTCTTATGTTGTCACCCATAGAGCCAGACCGATCAAATAAAAATATGATGTCCACGTCTGAAGAAATTTGTACATTGCCCCCATTATTATCTACAACTCTAACCTTACCATCGCCCGTTAAATTAGTTAAGTTAAAGTCACTTAAATCTGAAATTTTATAATGGTAATCATGCGCTGGATTTATGTATCCAGTTAAAGCATCATCATCTTTGTAATAAATCCCAGTATAAGTCATATCTCCCTGAAAAATTCCGCTTATAAACGCACGACCCGTACCTTTATCTCTTATTGAAGTTTTTAATATATTCGTACTGTCTGGTAATAAATCCTCGACCCTCTCTTCCTTAATCCCAGATACTACTTGATCTCCAGAGATACTATTACTAAAGAATGGATCTATACTCGTAGTAAAAATACCTTCTGGCATATCTACAGGCAATATTTTCGCAGATGTAAGTGTAGTTTCGAAATCTACCTGTCCAGTATCTGATAATAGATAAGTATGAAAAAGTTCTCCAGATAACATGCCTGTAGATCCTTCTGTCTCAACAAAATATTTAGGGTCTCCAGTTAAAAAATTTATATCAAAGAAATCAAATTCTCCAGTTATCCCAGTATTTAAGGTAGAGTCAATATCAAGCAATCCAGAAGCCAAGTAAACTTCTCCAGAAATTATCGGGGATCCAGTTACAGTAACTGAAGAAAGGAAGGAGGTCTCAAATCCGTCCAAGTTAACTGGGGCAAAAACACAAAAATCATTAAAATTAACAGCTCTTTGTGTTTGTTTTCCCTCTATGTAATCCTCTCCAGAATATGGAATATATAACATATCTCCAGTTACTAATGAATTGCTGTGATTTGTTCCAGAAACCTTAAGTCCATAACTACCAGCAGGCCTATTATAATCACCAAGAAAGTATTGCTGAAATATATCTTCAAATGAAATGCGGCCACTTGCTGAGATATCTAGATGCCCTCTAAATTTATCCTCGTAATAATTGCCATAAGTGTTGGTTTTTAATAGTAATGGTTCAGTAGTAGCGTTAATTATACCCCCGCCAGTAATTTCTCCAGTTTTTAGTCCTGAAGTCATTCCACTTCCAACAAAACTATATAAACTTGTATCAAACTGAAAAACATTTTCTGGAGATAGCCATTTGGAGTTAGAAGGTTCATCAACCATATCGATCTGTTGATCACTAATCCAGTCGGGTATTCGATTAGGTCGATCTACATAGGCATTATCTGTAGGTGAATAACCAGAAGAAAATGTAGTAATACCTGATAAAGGGTTTGAAGATTCATCAGTGTTTGTGGATGTATTATAATAATCGTATACGGGAATCTGTAAACCTTTAATGCGGTCTATTAGGTCTTGCTCCGAAACAACTTTGTCGCCTACCGTATAATTAACAGTGCTAGTGTCAAAATCTCTCAATATAAAAATCTTACTATCTCTAGAACTGTCTATTCTATCAAGGATAGTTGATATCCATTTGTAAAATTTAGGGGCCGTGGTATTGCCATTAACAATCGCAGTTGATAAAGCTTCCTTTAAATATGCTTTTCCAGTTTCTGTTTCAGAATTTACAAACGGATTGTTTTGCCAAGAATTACCTAGAGGAACTACTTGAACCTCACCTCTTAAGCCACTAAAAAAGGTCTTTGCAAAATTAGAAGAACTTGCACCGTCTGTGCGGCTCACAATTACTGTGCTTTTGCCCTTAGATGAAAATGTCGGAGTCTCTCCAGTTTCAGGATAATATTTTCCAGCCAATGTCCCTTCTGAATATCCAGAATATACAAGACCAGCGACCTCAACAACAGCGTGACCATCAATTTCTCCAGAGAAGTGAATACCAGTCCAAGTATAATAGTCGTGAATTCTTTTACTTTTTTCAAAATCGGTCTTCCATATACTGTTAATGCCGATTTCCGCTTTTCTATATTCTAAACTTCCAGTACTCGCAGTCTCAGGATAAAATTTATTAAACGGCTCAATATAATAACTGCCAACATCAAGATCTGGGTCGTACAAGAGATTACTAGAAACTCTATTGCCCTTTTGGAAAAAATCTGGTAATTCGAAAGCGTCTAAGGATAGATTAGTTTCTACATCCAAAATATCTCCAGTAGATAGATCATATCTTCCAGTTGATGTATAATACTGTCCCATTTAACTATTTTGTAATATGTTGTTTCTATACTTCTTCTGAATTGCGTTTTTTCTGCAACCAGAACAACCACCTCTATATTCTAATTCTTTAAGATATTGCTCATGAAGATCCTTAAACTTTTCTGGCAATTTTCCCTTTTTAAGTCCAAAAAAAATATTTACAACATCATTAACATCATTAACATTTTTTTCTATTCCTTTATCCCTAATAATCCTTCTCATAAGGGGATATTACAGTTTTTCCTACAAAAAGAGAAATTTCTTACACGCAGATAAAATGTGTAATAATGTGTCATGGTAAAGGATTTTTTGGATTTTTATGGGAGCAAGGGTAATAATTTGTCGGACATCGACATATATTATGATTTTGAAACTGGAAACCTTGAAGAATTACCATCAAACGGCTTCTTTGCGGCAGGCGATACTTATAGACCCATAGTTTACAATAAAAATTCAGGAATAACACCCTATAATGCTATTGGCGAAAATTATGATGGATTTTATGACGAAAAGGGCAGTGGAAATTTTAATAAATTTTCTAACGGAAGCTCAAGTTTTTTAGAAATTGATAATTCAAATAATTTATCTGGCGCTTCAAACTGGACAGTTATGATTACCGCTAACAAGTCTGGGACCAATAATGGTATTATCTTTAGCAGTCTGTCTGGCAAGAAAGGCTTTAACATAGGATTTAATGATACTCATAACTTATATCTTGAGTCACCTTCTGGAATTTTTGTTTCAAAATTGAATTATGCCAGCTACAATGGATTGGTTGTAAATAAAAACGGAACAAACTTTAATATAGGAAGATATAATTTTGATAGAAAACAGTTTGACTTAGAGAGCTTCTCAATAGGAGGGATTTCTCATGGTGAAAAATGGTTCATTGGCGGAACTCCGAACGAACAAATATTGGAGTCAAGTTTTAGCGGAACAATAGACAACTTTGTTTATTTCAATAAAAAAATAAATTCTACAAAATTAAATAAGATATTTTCTGGATTTTTCGCTGTAAGCGAGGATTCTTTGGGCTTAGTCAGTTTAACTGGAACGCAGGTATATCAAACTGGATATATTAACAGTGGTGTTAAATACCTTTTTAAAGAATATACTGATATCTCTGGACAATTTTCAGTTTTAAAAGAGAACATTCCGTTTGATAGTAGTATTGTAAAAACTGGATACATTTCTGATCTTTGTGGAAATAGAGAGACACTTTATGGAAATGGAAATAAAATAGGAGTAAAAAAAGGAAACTTTTTTATTGAGTATAGCGGTAATTTTACAGAGTCAAATATTCGAAATGAAGAAGAAGATATCTCTATTCTTTTACAGAGACAGCTTGTTACTGGTTTTGAGACTCAAATAACTTTAAGCACTGGACAGTTTACAGATCTTATATTTGAATACAATTGCTTGAACGAATGTGGAAATGTTGAGCCTATATTCTCATTTGAAAGTGGCACTGGAATTATAAGTGGTTTTAACTTTATACCTCTAACTGGTTTCATAAGCGGTATTGAATCTACTACGGTTGAGAGCGGAACCACTAAGGAAGTCGTTGCGAATGATCTTGTTGATCAATCGTGCGGATTTTATGCTGATGAAGGCTACACTGATCAGTATGGATTTGACTCTATTTTTATTAAAAAAAATATGGCCCCCTCTTTTTCAAATCAATCTTTGGTTTCTTCGGGGGATTTAAACCTAAATAATATTGTAACATACAATAATACTAAAAGATCTTTCAAGATTCCACAAAATGATTTAAATAGCGGTTTTTTCTCATTTTATAACGGTTACTTGCAGATATCGGGAGAGAATTATGATGTAATAGATAATAAAATCACTGGAAGCGGCCTAAACTCTTCCGAAGCCTTTACTTATGGAAATCTATCTGGGTTAAAAATTAGAGATGTTAGTAACACGTATACCCTGTCAGGTGAGACTTCTATGCTATTTACTGGAGAAAACAACACTTTATATACAATCTTGACCGGTTCTGGATCGGTTCATACTCTACCAGTCGGACAATTCAAAGCTATGGAGTTTAATGATGATTTTGAAATTAATAGTGGAGATCATAATTATTTAAGTTTTAATAAATTTTTTGAAAAAAGCTCAATGGTATTCTCAAATGGTAAAAAGATGTTGCATAATTTGGAATATTTAGAAACAGCCAATAACAAAAGGTTAAAATCTGGGATATTTGAAATAAGGGGAGACTCCTTCGGCAGTATAAACAAGTTTTTTCAAGAATCTATTTTGGGTAATACTATACTGCTACAAAATAGAAATAATCTTTTGACCGAAAACAGGGAAAATTTAGAGCGAGCATAGGTTTGATTGAAAAAAAAACAATTTATAAGATAATATAAAAGATGAAAGAAATAGAAACAGAAGCAATAAAAATTGACGGTAATCCTGAAATATTTGGAGGCAAAATATATAATGCTTCCTTTACAAATAATTTTTCAAATTCGCCATCTACCATTACTATAAATATTGTTAATGAAACAGGCGATTATGAAACTCCAACACTAAATGCCAGATCTGTTCAAGAGGCTTATGAAATAGAAGTAGGGGATAAAAATTTAGGACAATACTCTCTAATTAAGACGCGAACAAGCGTAAACAAATCGGGGAAAGTACTGGAGCTAACCTTTTTTGACGCTAGTATGAGCCTTGATAAAATTTATATTGGACTACACAAGAAGCACGGAATTATACCAAGATTCCCCGTTGATGAGAGTGGGACAGAAGCAAGAAAGAAGAGCTATAATAAAAAAGATATATTAGCTTCACTAGATGGTCTAGACGCTTCCGATCAAGAAAGACCAGCCTTTCACATTCAACGTACCGAAGATGAAGAGATTACACCTTTAATTTTAATGGGGAGAGAGTTTCATCCCTGTGACACTAATCGAGACGGATATTTAAATCTTGACGAAGATATATTTAAAGTAGATGGGTGTGATCCATGTCCAAATTGTCCAGAAGATAAATATGATGGTAGCTTAGATCGTCAAAGATGTTTAGATTTGGAGTGTACTGAGATTTTTGATGTTAGATATAATTTTGCTTCATTAATCGAAGCAATTAAAGCGTTTTTTGAGGAAGCTAATATAGAGATAGTAGTGGATGAAAGTATACCAGAAACTAATGATAAGTATTATGCACAGTATGAAGGAACCTTGAGGGAAGTTCTAAAAAGATGGGGAGCAGACTTTTCTTTCAACTTTTATTTCGAGCATAATGCTGAAGGGGAACCTGTTCTTAAATTTATTGACACCAAAGTTGAGGCCGATATTATTGGCAAAGAAGAGCTAGAAAATGAAAACATCATAACTTTCGAAGAAACACAAAGCATCGAAAATACTAAAAATTCTGGTAGCGTATCTCTTTATAAGCAAGGCGGAGAAAGGAAAGTCTATAACTGTAATACTAGTGTTAAATTGGACTTAAAGCCTATCACTTTATCAGACTTATACAACGATACAAACGATGAAGCCATTATGGGAAAAGAGCCAGAAGACGGAAGCGATTTAGTATCTTTTGAGGACTTAGAAATATCTATTGCCCTTGCAAAATATAGCACAGCTTTAAGAGAACATTTTTGGTGGGGAAAAATGTATGGGGCAGATAGGAATCGTGAAGCTATTGTTCAACTCCAGTACATAGGTCCTGCGGAAACCACAAGCTCGCCAAGTGCAGAGGGAGAAGATCTAACATTCCAACTTCGCGATGATATAGAAGGCGAAGAAGGATTAGGCGGAGATTTTAGACTTACAAGATCAGAAGGAATAGACGGATTGAAACCAGACACTTTGGTTGAGATAGCGCAACAAAGAGGGATTCCGCAGCTTGGATCACTAAAGGCCTTGGCTTTCTTTTTTCCTAGGGATGCGGATGACACACCAGCGGTGACATATTATAACAAGGGAACTCGTTTTGGTCAAGGGCCGGGTGAGATTCTTGACCATGATGCAAAGGCAATCCGTAAAATTAAGGAATTATGGAACCCTACTCCAGAAGAAGAAGACTTTTTCGCTAAGGTTCCACTTTTTGGAGGTGAGGATATTTCTGTGACACAAGAAGGAGACGGGGGCAGTACAATTGCTGTTGAAAGCTTTTCTAGAGGATATTTTATGTTGGCTTCTAGAAAAGATGCGCTCTTGGACAAGGTCATAGAAAATGAAAAAAGATTAGGATCTGAATTCATTGGAAAATATTTTGCGAAAGAAATAGACGCCACTGATAAATTAAGTTTTTGTGGATATGACAAATATAAACGAAAAGATTATAGCAGAAAGAATATTACGATAAAAGGGGGTGGAACATACTATGATTTTGATGACCCAAGTACTAAAAAGTTTTTAGAAAGCCCTCTATTTGATTTTGGTCACAGTCAGGGCTCGGTTGTTGGAAGATTGCAAGAAAAAGTGCAGAACAAAGAGATTCGAATTGTCCAAGATGATGAAAATGTTTTTGATCAAGGAGTAGTAATACAACAAGCTTCAAACAACTGGTACCCGCAGGAAGGCGCTACAAATGAAATAAAGACACTCCTTGATATTTACGAAAGGAAGAGGATGAAAGAGATAAAAGTAACAGATAAAGCGACGTTTGCCAACTTAATAAAAAATTATGCTCCAGAACATATTAGTGATGATAACGTCAAGCTATTTGTTGTATATCCAGATGATTTTAGCAGCGGATTCGATATAGAGAGAGATCAATTACATCCTTCAATAAAAGTAAACTCTACGGAGAGTAGAGGCAGAGACGTATCTTCTGGCTGTTATGGAGACTGTGAAGATGATACAGATTGTTTCTCAGGAGAGAAAAACCCAGAGAGACTTGCGAAATTAGAGATTAAACTGAGTGAGTTGAAAGAAAACTCTACTGCTTGGAGAGCCACCAAAAGAGAGATTGACGGAGATACATGTAAACAGGGGGAATGTGTAGATTCCAATTTTTGCTCAGATGATGTAACCTGTGGATCTTTTGATGTTCTAGATGGAGAAACCTTTTCTGAATACCAATGTATAAAGGGAGAGTGCATTGAAAAGTTGGGTTTACAATCATCTGTATGTACAAGAGTGGAAGTAAATGGATTTAAAATTTATGCTCCACCTCACGGATTTGACACTCCATCGGGCAAACGAATCATGATACCTTCATTGGACACTTTCGACCCTAGAAGTTACAGAGCTATTTTAGAATATCAAAAACAAGTTGAAGTTTTTATTCCTAAAGTAGAACACATGATTCAAGAGAATATAGAACAATTTGAAACGAGCTTCGCCAAATTTAATATAAACTTGTATCAAACTCCAGTAGACGATCTAAATTTATTTTATAGAAAAGATTTAAGTACCCAACAATGTACTCCTAGCGACGAATTATTAGAAAAATTGCATGAAGAGTTTAATCTCAATTTGACACATAATATTGAACAACCTCGTAGAAGTATAAAAATATCTATTGCTGGTATCTCTGACCAAATAGGGTCAGAGATGATAACTAAAGGTCTGGAGTCTTTTAATATTAATATATCTTCAGATGGAGTCACTTCAAATTACGTTTTTGGAAATAGAATTATGCAGCCAGTTTCTATAGATGTTACAAGAAGATTGATAGATTCATTACAAAGAAGAACTAGCAGGCACTCGAATTATACTCAGGCTACACAAGGACTTATAAATTAATGATATTAAGCGGCAAAAATTTTAGAAGCATTGCAGATCAAACTGGTGATTATAGTTATGTTTTTAACGTTATAACCAAGACCAGATCTTCAGATATTCATGTTGGTTTAACTGGAGACTATAACATAGACTATAAATTTGCTGGTGGTAAAATTTTTGACAGAAACACGGGCTTTGTAGATAGTTATTCTAATAATAGTAGTTTTATTATTTCTGGAAATTTAAAGAATAACCAACACGAATATTTCATAAACGGGGTTCCAAAAGTTGTAGGAGAAACCTTACCGAATGGAAAAATATCTGGAGTATTTGCTATTAACGAGCAACCAGAAAATATTGGATTTACTTTTTTTGGACAAACCCCATCGTATTCAATTACTACAAGTTCTGATAAAATAGTAGCCGATGAAACCTTAACGGGTTTTATAAATAATATTGACCCACCATTATCTTTTACGGTATTTAGTGGAGAACTAGTTTCTTCAGATGTTCCAGTAGATTTTTCCATAGACACTTATCAAGAAGTAACGGGATATGAACTGTTAGGCGGAGCAAAATTTCTTTTGACCCCTTCTCAGTCACAAAATTTAAGCGGAGTAGCTGATTTATTATTTTATACAAATTTTGGCCAAATAGAATATGCTTATAGTCTAACTGGAGGAAATTTACCTTCAACTATAAGGTCTAGTTCTTATTTGAACATACAGCCTTTTGTTGCAGACTTCGACGGACTATCTGGATCTATTACTGTTACTAGCTATTACGCCGATTTTAATGGTGCAAACATTGGTGTTTCGCTGTCTCATCTTTCTGGGCAGACTGGTGACATATTTAGAGATAAGGCTTTTTTTAGAGATTTTTCTCATACCGAAGATGCTGTAGTTACAGGAATAAATACAGTTTCTATTTCTAAGACTGGTTTGGTTTCTGGCTTAGATGCTTCTGGTGTTATTCAAACTGGCGTAGGAACAGGAATTTTAACTGGTTATGCTGAACCTACTGGACAGATTGTTAATGATTATGAGCTGCTTTTAACTGGACTTGGAAGTGGTATCGTTGATACCGATATTAATTTAGCAGGAATGTCAACAACTCGTTTTTCTGGATTCGTTCCTTTTGGATCGCAGGTAATTACAGGAATAGTCAATAATATTATTGGCACTGGAACTTTTAACGAAGAACAGCTTACTGGGATTATTAGAACTGGTTACGGCGCATCTTTCTTTGATCCAGCCAACTTTTTGCCAGACGGAGAAGTGAATCTTCAGCCAGGCGCATACACCACAGAAATTGTAAGAAAATTTATATCATATACTGGAGAAATCACTGGATATTACGATATAACGGGAAGCGGGATCGCTGGATATATTACAGAAACTGGTATAGTCGACCAGAATTTCCTTTCAGCTGTTAAAAGAGGTGTATATACATATGAAAAAATATATGACACGACTATTTCTGGTTTTGAAGATTTATTTATGGCGGATACAGTTGGTGAAGTAGTTTTTGGAGAGCTTCCAGAAGCTACTGGCGATGACGTTGGATTTACTTTAACTGGAGATTTCATAGCTTCTAAAAGTGGTGCATGTTTCGAAGACCTACCTACGATTGAGGTTTCAGGCTATAACACCAACTATCCTTATAACTTTCACGTCGCTAATTTGCTATTATCTCTTTCTAGGGTGAATCCAGGCTTTACTGGGTGCATTATGACCGTACAAAGAGCTAGTGATGGAGAAAGTAAAGATATTTATTTTTACAATAACTATATTAATATTGAAAATGTAAAACAGTTTGCACAGAGTGGAGAGGTTTTTGTTACCGAGTGGAAAGACCAATCTTTAAATAAAAATAATTATGTTCCAAATATAACGGAAAGACCAAAATTATTAACTGGTGCTGCAGTTTTTAATTCTGGTATATGTTTTGATCGAAGTTTGTTGAAAACAATCAACCCCTTGGGCTTTGTTGATGAAAATGCGTATTCAATTGAGTTTAGCGGAGGTAGTGTTGGATATTCTGGATCTTCTTATTACAATCCATCTATAGATATTGAAAATTTAAATAGAGGATGGGATATTAGTATGCAGGACGAATTAATATACAAATCCTTTGGTACAAATGTTACTATTCCTGCAAATCCTATAGATTCACATTTATTTATAGACGGCATTGGGTTAAATCAAGAGATATATGTAGGAAATAAAATCTCTGATATTCATATCTTTCCTTACAGAAATCTCGGAGATGTAGATCGGCCAAGTTATCTCTTTGATGAAGCAATCGGAGAGTATAGAATTGATGAATTTGAATTCCTTGGCGATGATAATTGTAATATTAGAGACTTTTTCAATATAGACAGAACAATTTATGCCCTTGCTCCAGAGTTTACCTTCCAACTGAACGATCGAGGCGATGAATATACTCTAATCGAATGTCTTAAATCCGCCTCAGGTGACAAAGAAATTCCCAGTACCCATCTAGATACATCACAATCACCGGATGAATTACCAGTGGTCGCGATTGGAAATTCTGCATTCTTAAACTGCGCTAACATAACTAACATTATAATCCCAGACAGCGTGGTCACAATTGGGAGTTGGGCATTCTTTGGCTGCTCTGGCCTGACCAGTATTACGATCCACGACTTCGTAAACTTCATTGACATTGGTGCATTCAATCGCTGCACAAGCCTAAGCAGCATTTCCTTCGGCGACAGAGTGAGAGTGATTGCAGGTATGTTATTAGGTAACTGCACTTCCCTGACCAGCGTTACGATCCCCGACGGAGTGACCCATATTGGGCAACAGTCATTCGACGGCTGCTCTAGCCTGCCTAGCATTACGATTCCTAACAGTGTGAGATTTATTTATTCTCTTGCATTTCGAGGCTGCACTAGCCTAAGTAGTATTACGATTCCTAACAGCGTGGAATTGATCGCAGCTCAGGCATTCGCCAACTGCCGTAGCCTGACCAGTATTTTCATCCCTTATAGTGTACAAACACTTGGAACAGAGTTATTCTTTGACTGCAGTAGCCTGACTAGCGCTGTCTTACCCGTCAACCTTGCCTCAATTCCAAGGGGTACATTCGGTCACTGCGATAGCCTGAACAGCTTTACGATTCCCAATAGCGTGAAAGTGATTGAAGAGGGTGCGTTCGGCCACACTGCCTTCAACACTATTGCGATTCCCAACGGCGTAAGGGAAATTGGACGGGGTGCTTTCACTACCATGCCTAACTTGACTACCATTACGTTCCCAGCCAGCGTGAACTCGATTGGACCTTATACTTTCAAGGATTGTAATAATCTAGCCACAGTTAACTTCCTTTCGAAAAACGCCCCAACATTAAACCCAATAGACACAAGCATCGCCGAGCCCAACGCGACGAATTTTGAAAGGATATCAGCCACAACCATTAATGTTCCAGCTAATGCAATTGGATATGGAACAAATTATGACGGTTTAAGTGTCTCATATAGTTTACCGAATGCATAACATTATAGTAAAAAATACGATAAAATAATATAACCAAATCAATTAGAAAATAAAAAAAATGTCAAAAAAAAGTGCATCTATAGGAGATTGGGCGGTTTTTCCACCATCATATAACGTAGAAGAAGAAACCTCTATTATACCCTCTTACAACCCATATAAGAGACTATATCAAACACCATCCCAAACCGTCACTGGGGGATTTACCTATGGAATAGCTGCTGTTGGTAATTTTGCTACTATGGGGATGAATGTTCCTGGCGGTCCAGACTCTATTGTATTTTACGATCCACAAAATGATATTGTTAAACAATTCCCTTTAAGTTTTGATAGATCAATTGGTGGGGTTGCTGGAGTTGGACAATATGCAGTATTTGAGATAGTGGATTATAGTGTTTCTAAGCGTATAGCTTATTGTTTTGATCCAGTAAATGAGGGTGGCTTTGAACTAAATTATACTGGAGATTACGATCCACAATCCTCGCCTAATCCATTTGGAGGTACTGCGACGGTAGGAGACTGGGCAGTTTTTGCTCCAACATTTTCGCCACAAATTATTGCAGTCAATCCATATTTTCAATCTGTTCAGCAAGTTACACATGGTCAGCCCCAGATAAGTGCAGATAATGGTACACTTGGCCCATACTTCTTTGCAGGGCCATCTGTTGTTGGGGACTGGGCGGTCATGGCTGGACGCACTGGGAACGTAATATGTTATAATCCAAGTCAAAATGACTTATATGTACACACGGAAGAAATCCCTGAAAAAGAACTGACACCTGGTGAAGCTGATGATGCAGCATTTATTTCCAGATTTGCTCCCCCAACTACAGTTGGTGAATGGGCGGTTTTTCCGCCATTATACGGAACTACTATTTTAGCATTTAATCCTATAACTAGAATTCAACAGACTTTAGATTTTGATCCTGCAGAGTTTGGGTCTTATGATCCTAGACTTTTGTCTGCTCCTCAAAGCAATAATTGGTTTGCCGATGCAGCTACATTAGAATTGAATGTAACTGGAGAATTGAAAAAATTTGCCATATTTAGCCCATCTGAAGCTTCGGCACCTTTGGCTTATGATCCAGAGGAAAATGTATATCATAAGTTTAACAATGGATTTCCAGTGGTATATGGAGCTTCCGCAAATGTAAATGAAGAGTGTATAGTGCAATATCCATCTAGGGGAGATGCAGACAAGGGATCAACTGACGATGCAAGATATTTTGCAACTATAAAGGCGACGGTATCTAATAATTATTCTAATTCAGGATCTGACATAGTATTTGAGATAAATGAAGATGGTACGGCTTACGTCTTAACTAGTTGTGGAACAGAATACAATGGATCATTAGATATTCCAAGTACTCACCTAGACACATTACAATCAGAGGATACATTACCAGTGACCTCCATTGCAAGCTGTGCATTCAAAGATTGCATAGCTCTAACAAGTGTAGTAATTCCAGACAGTGTAACCTCGATTGGGATAGCTTTATTCAAAGATTGTATAGCTCTAACAACCGTAGATATGGGGGACGGTATAACAACAATTCCACTATACACTTTCCAAGGATGCTCTAGTTTGGAAAGCATTGTAACTCCCAACAGCTTAACTAGGATTAGGGCCTTTGCGTTCGAAAACTGCATTAGCTTGGAAAGCATTGAAAACATAATCGGAAATATAAGTTCGATTGAAGATAGCACATTCGAAAACTGCATTTTATTAACAAGTGTTGTGATTCCTAACAGTATTACCTCGATTGGGGATGCTGCATTCCGTGACTGCCTTTTCTTAAGAAGAGTCACAATTCCAGACAGTGTGACTTCAATTGGAGAAGCCGCATTCGAAAGGACCGGATTAACCGAAGTTGTAATCCCTGAAGGTGTGACCGAGATTGCATGTAGGTTATTTAATGAATGTGTTAGCTTAGATGATGTTTCCCTTCCCGACAGTTTGACGTCGATTGAATCTGGGTCATTCCGATTATGCACAAGCCTAAATAGTATTACGATTCCCGACAATGTGACCGCAATTGAAACTTACGCATTCAATAACTGCATTAACCTAATCAGTATTAACCTTTCCGAAGAATTGATCTCGATTGGCAATAATGCGTTTCAAAGCTGCACAAGTCTAATCAACATCACCCTCCCCGACGGTGTGACCGAGATTGGAAGCAGTGCATTCAAAAGCTGCTCTAGCCTAATTAATATTGATCTTTCCGAAGACTTGGAAACAATTGGAAACAATGCATTCGAAAATTGCACTAGCCTAAGCAGCATAACCATTCCCGATAGCGTGACCTCGATTGGAATCTCAGCGTTCGACCAGTGTTCTAGTCTAGGCAGCATAACCTGTCTAGCAACATCTGCCCCCGTCTTATCCAACAAAATACCATACCCTGATTGGCAAGGCATTTTGACCACAACAATTACCGTCCCACTGAATACAATAGTAAGTTACCAAAATGCAGGAAATGGAACAACATACGCAGGTTTAGACATAAACGAATCAATCGACGCTTCTAATGTCGGTCTTACTTTTACCTTGAATGATGATGGCACTGAGTATTCTGTGACTAATTGCCCGACATTTGCTAGCGGAACAATAGATGTTCCCAGTACCCATCTAGATACATCACAATCACCGGATGAATTACCAGTGACCTCGATTGGATATAATGCATTCGAAAATTGCCAAAGTCTGACCAGCATTACGCTGCCAGACAGCGTGGCCTCGATTGGAATACGGGCATTCTATAACTGCAAAAACGCAACTAGTATAACGATTGGTAGTAGTAGCAATTTGACCTCGATTGGAAATAGTGCATTCACAAACTGCTCTAGCCTGACTAGCATTAATATCCCCGACGCCGTGACCTTGATTGAAAATGCTACATTCCATAATTGCACTAGCCTGACCAACGTTACTATTCCTGATAACGTGACTTCGATTGGGGATATTGCATTCTTTTTATGCACTAGCCTGACCAGTATTACGATCCCCGATGGCGTGACCTCAATTGGAACTAGTGCATTCAGATCCTGCTTTAGCGCAAGCAGCATTATCCTCCCAGACAGCGTGACCTCGATTGACGCTTTTGCTTTCAGTTACTGCACTAGCCTGACCAGCATTACCATACCCGATAGCGTGACCTCGATTGCAATTGGTGTATTCAGTTCCTGCACTTCCCTGACCAGCGTTACGATCCCCGACAGCGTGACTTCTATTGGGCAAGGCGCATTCAACGGCTGCTCTAGCCTGCCTAGCATTATCCTCCCAGACAGCGTGACTTCGATTGGAAATACTGCATTCGGTGGTAACACTAGCCTAACCAGTATTACCATTCCCGACAGTGTGACATCGATTGGAGAAGGGGCATTCACTAGATGCAGTAGTCTAACCAGCATTACGATACCCGACGGTGTAACCTTGATTGAACAGGAGACATTCTATGGCTGCTCTAGCCTGACCAGCATTACGATACCAAGCAGTGTTACTAATATTGGATTTGCTGCTTTACGATACTTAGATAGTGTCACTTTAATTAACTTTGAGGGTACAACCGCTCCAGTTTTAGAGATTGACTTTGAGGGCACTACTAGTTATCTAGTGGGTCCATTTGGCCGTATAGAAAGTCCCGATGTTTCCGGACAATTTGCTAGCGTCCCATCTGGAGCGTTTAGCAGCTACATATCCCCAGCTAATGGTGGAGATGGTGTAAGCAAGTATGGAGGTTTGGGTGTTAGAACGCTAGCATCAGTAGCTTCCCTAACGTTTACCTTAAGGGGTGATGGAACGTATAGAGTGGCCGATTGTATAGAAACTGCTTTCGGAACCTTGGATATTCCCAGCACTTATAATGGCTTAGCCGTGACCGCGATTGGAACGGCGGCATTCCAAAACTGCACATTCCTAAGCAGCATTACCATCCCAGACAGCGTGACCTCGATTGGAACTAATGCATTCTGGGAATGCGATGGCCTGACCAGTATTACCATCCCAGACAGCGTGACCTCGATTGAAGATGGGACATTCAGATTCTGCTCAAATCTGGTAAGTGTCACGCTACCCAATACTTTGACCACTATTAAAAGGGATGCATTCAATACCTGCACAAGCCTGCCTAGCATTACCATTCCTGACAGCGTAACAGCGATTGGGAAGAGCGCATTCAATAGATGCATTAGCCTAACCGATATCACGATTGGCAGTGGTGTGACCTCGATTGGAGATTTTGCATTCTTTAGATGCTCAAAACTAACCGATATCACGATTCCCGACAATGTGACCTCGATTGGATATCGTGTGTTTTTTGGATGCGACAACCTGTTAATTGTTAGATTTGAAGGAGACGCTCCAACCTTTGCAACACATGAATATTATGACCCAGGCAATGTACAAATTACTTCAGCAATTTTTGAAACCGATCCGATCAGAACAACAGGCGCGACGAGCTATTCAGGTAAAGTTACGTATGATTCTTTTAAAAGTGGATGGGGTATTCATATAGCCTTGGATTCAAATAACAATGCTTATTATAAAAATCACACTCCGAGTAATTTATACATACCAATATTTGATATAAATAATTCTGTGGAATTTACTTCTATTCGCACAAACAATAATCATGATTTTACCCCATTTTATGATGATGATACCATTGCAATAATCTCTACTATAAACACCCCAATACATTCAACCAATTCAAGTATTAATTACAACGATAGCCAAACAGTAGTTGAGTTTATTAATAGCGAAGCAATCGGTGGTCAGCAATACGGTCGAGCGATAGTTACAGCTAAATCGACCGGTTCTTTGGCGGGCTACAATTTGAGGATACGTTATTACTGGTATGACCCCAGCAAGTCCCCACCCAGTTTTGTCCAAGGTGGTAATATATCGGCAATCGCGAGTATTGATGGTGATGCTTTGGTAACTGCAGATCAGACTAATCCCACCCCTGGTGGCGGTACAGCAATTAGAGATCGGATTGGTTTTTCAGTTCGTGCATGGAAAGAGGCCAAGCCTGCTACTCCCTAACTGATATCTATAATATTTGGCACAACAATAATGGTATATTGTTTGTTAAACGTATATCCTTCGTTCAATAAAACCTTCTTAATATTATTTGTAACTGTGAGTGGATCGAATGGATTACTGTCGTCTTGTTCTGCAAGGCTTAACATAATGCAAATCTGTCCAGTTTTACTTAACGCCTTCTTGAATAATTCAGTATGCTCCTTATGCCAAGGTTGCCATCTACCCAGCATTTGCGCTGTGGGCTTTTTATAATCAAATTTGGTCATTTTCTAAAACTTTCTATACGAATACTTTAATTTTTTTCATATTTTTTTAGAATCCAACTACTGCTATTTTTTTTATCTTCACCGCCGACACCAAACACAAATTCGACATCATCGAAAAACAAGTCATCTCCAAATTCTGGAATATTGTCGGTTGACCTGTCGCCACCATTAGCAAAAATTATCTGAGCAAATGGAAATAACATTTTAACATTTTTAATAGCTTCAATAGCCGTGTCATCACTATCGTTAAACAAGATGCAACCATCTACATATCTAATCGCAGATAATATTTCGTGCCGTTCTTTTTCTGGCAAGAAGCTTTTACCTTTTTTTCGAGTCAGCCAATCGTCAGAATTTATTCCAACGATAAGCTTGTCCCCAAGTTTCCTTGCCTCTTTTAAATAAGCAAGGTGACCAGAATGAAGTGGATCAAAGCCACCAGTTACTAATACTATTTTTTCCATTTGTTTATACTTTAAAAAATTTTATTGTCGTCGTCAACGCCTTGATTTGTTTTTTATTGGGACTCTTACCAGCCAAAGCCCTCTCTACGTGATATCACAAACCACAACCAGCCACGGTGGACGTAAGCATACCCCTTTTCCTCATCTTCTCCTTCATATTCAATCTCCACTCTAAACCACGGACGTGATTCAAACTCGGTTATGTCTAAACAATATTTTCCTATATTCATATTACATTGTTTTTCCGCAGTGAGTTAACATAAGCAATAGCATAACTACACCACATGCATACATGAGCATCGTTTGCCAGAAATCTTTATTCTTCCAAAAGGTCATTGAACCATACTTGGTAGAACATACGCAACATTTATTATCTTTTTTCATTAGTCTGTAAATTCGTCGGCATATGGATAAGGGCGGTGTGGATTAGCCTTGATTTCTTTTTGACGAAATTCATCCACAGTTAAAATTTTTCGTTTCTTTGCTTTCGTTTTTATTGGTTTTTGTCTTAAAAAGCTAATATAATTTAATATCGTATTTGTAAATACTGCAAAAAAGATTCCATTGGTTGTATTAAAACAGGCAACAGCGAATGAGATTACAATTAATAAGATTATTGAGGTGTTCGTTATTTTACATTTCATTTTTTATTAAATATTTTAAAGCTCATAATCGAGATGAAGAATATTATTGGGAAATATATGATATTGAGTCCTATAAGGCTAACAAAAAATGAAACCCAAATATTAAAACAAATTGGACACCTTATTAGTCCAGATAATGTGAAGTCAGACCATAATATTCTGATATCCTTATGAAGAAAAATATAATTCTCGGCTTGACTTACACTTTCAAAGTCTTTTCTAAAAATGGTATTTACAATATGTACCTTGAAGTCTGTTAAAAAGAAGGCAGAAAGTATTAAAAAGTTTAAGCAACTTAAGTTTATGATTTCTAGCATCATCTCTTGTATTGATTGATCAACCCAACTAACTCAAGTATTTTTTTCTTATTAATCTCGTGCCAGTCGGAATAGCTTGCCCAATCAGAATATTCATCCTCTTTAAGCCAAGCGGTTTCTTTATTTTCTTTAACCTGTTTCCGTAGAAAAGTTTTAAAACTATCAAATTCTGAAATTTTAAGAATAGACTTAACCTTATTTTTTAGAGTTACATCGGGTCCAGTTGGAGCATCCTTTCCTCGCTTGGGTTCATCTTCTTTTGGTGCATCACCAATTTCATCTTTGCCAAGATAGGGTATGTTAAAATAAGCTTTTACCGCACGAATGAAAGATCGATTTTCACTCATTGCGGCGAGATAGTATTTTGTAAAGCTTTTGCAATTATTAAAATGGGTGTCTGCAATGCCAGAGGTCAGTTGCCCATTCTGCCATAGGATCTCACAGGAGAGCCCACAGTAGCCTTGATCGGCGGCTCCTAGGGGAACATACCTAATAGAGGTAAAGCCCTCTTTGTGGAGCAAATCTTTAAAAAATTGCAACAACAGAACTTCTACTCCCGACTTTTCGTCTTTGCCCTTAAATTTAGGATTTTCATCTAGATATTTTTCCCAATCAAATTTGGTAATATTGATCGAAGGTGTGGAAGTTGCTTTATGTTTTGTTTTTTCACTCATAATTTCTGTTTCAGATGATGGAGAATTTTTTATGCTTGTAGAAGCTAATTCAATAATGTCTTTAGTATTGTCTTTGAGCCAAGTTTCATAAATATCATTGGCCAGAGGAATCACATTCCCGACTCCAGATTCCTTTATATATCTTTTAAGATCGTAATATTCTTTTTTCTTTTTTGGCATTTTAAGCGTCTAATAATTGTTTGATTTCTTTTTGTGTTAAGAAATGAAATTCATAATAATAGCCACTCATATCTTCGAGCCCATCGTTAATCATTTCTTCCATATTATTTGGTTCAGTTTCGTCGTCGGTTTCGTCGTCGGTTTCATCAATCTGTAAATCCAATACGTGATGATTGAGTTCTCTGATTTTTACCAAACAAGGATAGTCTTCTGGTTCTTCGTCAAAAAAACCAGCATTCATATTACTGCTTTCAGCGTCTTGAATAAGCATCTCTTTTAGCTTCTCGAAATCTTCAGAGTTTTTTAATATTGATGATTGCATAATTGTTTATTAAGTTAGGAGTTTTTATTTTAAAAAGACCTTTGGGTCTAGAAATTTTGCTAATTCAAGTAGCAATTCTGCTTCAGAGTTTCCCCAGAAAGTTTTTTCTCGAAACAGACAAAAAAAAGCCTGATCTGTCTGGCAATATTCAATTTGAATTAACATATGATTCTAAAATGCTGTATTTCTTTAAGAAAGTCAAGACTTTTTTCTTTAATTTCTAAAATATTTTCTTCTGGATTTTTTAACGAGCGATCATTTTTCCAATCTTCCTTGCTTATATAAACTTTTCCGTCACTAAGAATATATTTATGGCTTTTATATTTAGCTCCTTCTGGAATTTCAACACTACATTCTTCATACTTGTTCATATAAACCATATCAATGTCCAAAAACCTGAATCTAATGTCTTTAATATTTTCTTTATCATCTGACCATAGGCGAACTGGGAGCCCAATTTTACGTAAATTCTTAATATATACTATATCGGAGTTCATGTCAACCTTAAAGCTGATTTCATGAATATTATTTTTAAATTGTTGATATAAATTTAAAGGAGTTTCTTTATCAGTAACAACTGAATACTTACATCTTGACAAATTTTCACAGACAAATTTTTCATCATACTCATAGTCGCATCTCATTATTGGCATTTTCCCTTGAAGAGCATTGGGATTGACCACTACGTTGGGGATTACTTCGATTACCTGATTTCCATAAGCAGAGCCGATAAAAATAGTCTCTGACTTTATCGGATCTATATCCAAGTGATTAAAGATAGAATTAATCACTTCTTCTGGTTTTATATAATTAATAGTCTTAGGTGATTCTTGGGGCAAAAATGAAGGATTTTTACCATCTCTGTGTGATTCAATTAGTTTAGCATTTTTTCTAAAGTAAGGTCCGTGATTAACAGGAGTCGTTGGACCGTAAAGAGCAACAGTTGGAATATCGTATAGTCCTGCGTGATGAACAGCAAAACTATCATTTCCAACATGCAGTTTAGAATTTCGCAATACATAGAATGTTTGGTTAATGTTAAGCTTGTTAATCAAATTTATGCAGTGAGGATACTCATTACAATCAAGACCAATGTGTAAAATCTCATAGCCCATTTCTTTTAGTTTGGGAGCTATGATATCAAGAACATCGCTATAATAATCATAGTTTTTACTTTCCATCCCAGACGAGGTTTGGATTGTAATATATTTAGAAGGGACTGGATAAAAATCTTCACTTGGAGCTAGCTTGTTGATTTTAAACCCAGTCGAGAGTGAATATCTTTCTAAAAGATTCATACTAGTATAATATTTTTTTGAATTAGATGGGAAATATATTTCATTTTTTAATTAATGTTGTTTTATTTGAAATTAGGTTCGGCCAGCATTTCTGGACTATTGTTGCTTAGGTAATTTAGATGTTTTTGACTGCCAACAGCAGGCATAACAAAAACCCCAAAGCCTTTTTCTTTACTGGCACCGATTACATACATTTCTTGTTCTAGTAGGGGATTAAAGGGAACCATATTATCAACAAAAGCACAGCCCTTAAATACATTAAAATATTTAGGTTCTGTAACTATGTTAATATTGTGATCTGGATAAGAATTTCGGCAAGATTTAAGTAATGACAAGCAAATAATGCAATCTCCAAGAGATTCTTTAATTACAAAGAATAAATCTTCTTTTCCGTTGTTAAGAAGTGAATCTTCAAAATTTGTTTCTTTCGTTTGAGCTTCTTTGGAGGATATTTGTTGGAAGATTGAAATAATACTCTCTTTAGACTCTCCGTTTGATAGCCTATCAATCCAGTGCTTCATTCCTTGGTTGTCTGGGTGCTGCGTGTCTAAAAACCCAGAGTAAAGACTTTTTATAAATATTTCTTTATCTAAAGATCTATCGGGTATAAAAGAAGGATTTTGTTTTCTATTATTATCAAATTTAATCTTAGAATAATCTACTTCTGGCATACTATCAAAGATATTTGACCACTGTTTAGCAACCACTTTTGAGTCAAACTTTTTAAGTGCCCACTCCCGGCCCTTTTCTCCTATCTTCTTCCTTTTAGATTTCTCCATCTGTTCGATCTTTCGTATAAACTTAACACAATCTTGAACCGAAGGTTCAGCCTTGATAAAACCACTGTTACACTCAGATGTCTCTACGTATTTTATTTCTGTTACCTGTGGGCACTCTAAATATGTTGAGCCGCAAGAGTAACCTATAGTTGCCAAAGGCAAAGCGTTTAACATGCTTTCTGCACAATGATATTCAAAACCTCCAGAAGTGTAAACACTGAGAGCACAATCACTAATACCATAGATATATTTCATTTCGTCATCACTAACCCCATTACTTATAGATGCTGAATCTTGGGATTTTTTACTGTTGCAAAATCTACAATCTTGTTGTTCACCGCTATATGGTTTAATTTCAAATTGTTTACAGTTATTACAGACGTAAGTTGTTAAAACATCTGACATTTCTAATCCGTTTTCTTCAATAAGTCTAGCCAAAGGCCAGCCCTCTGTCCAAGAAGTATGAATTGCTAATCTCACCCTTTTGCCTCCTGGATACTGTTTTTTGTAGGAGGCCAGAGATTTAAGAAGAGTATCGAATTTTTTTCTTAATTGATTCCTGCCAACAAAATTAATCAAAATGTCGTCTTGAGGAATTCCAAATTTATTGCGCAGATCTCTTTTTTCGGTATCAGATATTGGCTCATATTTATCTACCTCAATTGCCGCTGGAATAGTACCAATATTATAATCCGTCTCAACTTCTTTTTTTGACAAACCTTCTTTTAACGCTTTTTCTCCAAAGGGTGACCAAGAATAAATATGACAGTTTTTAGCAAGTTCAAAAGATTCTGGAAGTAAGGCCAAAGAATCAAAAGTTATGTGAGAAATTAAATTAACTTCTTTAGACCATTCTTTATTTGTGTAATAATCTAGGGGTGCCGCCCATAAGTCATCAGATATACACACAATATCTGGCTTATGTTCCTTTATCGCACTTTCTACATTTGTTGCGCCGTAAGCAGCTAATCTACCATAATGAGGGTCCTGATTATATCTATGTTGTTCTTGTGGGTTTTTAGAAAGTGAGGGCAAGCTTTTCCAAGGATACATTTCTAACTTAGGATCTCCCTCTAAGGTACCTTGACATAAGTGAATTATTTCATATTTACCATACCACTCTTTTAAAAGCGCTTTTGTGTTTCTGCTAAGACCTGTTTTAAGCCACAGGGCATTGCTAATCCATAAGATTTTTTTAGACATATACTAATATAACAAAACAGAGTGAAAATACAATAAAAAATCCCGCCATTTCTGACGGGATTGAAATTAAATTGTCTTGATAATTTAAAACGGAAGATCTTCGTCTACATCAGAAGATTTATCCTCTTCAACAGAAGCAAACTCTTCCTTATCTTCAGAAGATTCTTGATAAGATGGCTTTTCATCTCCTTCAAATTGTTCAAAGAATTCTTCCGTCTTACCCCATAAAAAGTCTTCCACTTCTGAGAAATCCCAAGCTTCTTTTCCTTTTACGGTTTTCTTTGCAGGCTGAGGCAATCCATTGGGATTCTCTCTTGTATAATGCCAACTAACTCGCTCTCCTTGTTGCTCAATGATCATTACTGGTTTGCCCTCCTCACCCTTACGAGTTGAAGGGAAGATAGTAACTTCTACAGATTTTTCAATATTGATATTAGGAGCCGATTTGCAAAAAGAATCCCTAAGAGAGGAGTTCCAAGGAAGATTAAGATTAAAAATCTCATCACCGTCTTTAAACTTAATGACGATTGATTCAATAACCAGTCCTCCGACTTCCTTACGTTTGACCTCTCCTCCGATAATGTATCCATCTACGCTATTGAAGAAAACCTCATATACGCTTTTACCTTCGTTTTTGCCTTGAGTGATCTTACGTTCTTTAGCTCCGTCTGTTCCCTCAGGAACGCGAAGGGAAATTCTGCCGTTTGTTACGCCGAGAAATTTCCCACTATTTGTGTTTCTATTTAGTCCCATAATTTATGTTTTTTTTGTGTTAGATATTCCAGAATTGGAATATATTAAATTTATTTGTACTATATATATTACAGTTTATCAACTGTTTTGTGATAATAATTTAAACATTTTTGAATTAATTATCATCGGTAAGATCTTCAAATTTTATAAAATCATTTTCGACATTGTCGACCCTATCTTTATGGTGTTTGTATCCTTTTTCTTTTTCGAAGCCTTTAAAAAACTTTTTTTGTTCGGGGTCATAACCCATTTTAGACTTTCTCTCTTCGCTCAGTTCTTTAGAATAATCAAGAACATCCCCGTAACTTCCTTTCATTTTTCCCGTTTTGTCAATAAATCTTTTTTTATCAAATGCATCTATCTTAGAAGAACCCTGTCTATTAAACTTGGGCTTTTCCCACACTCTTTCCCATTTTACACCATCTTTAATATATTCGTGAGTTTCAGTCATTGACTGAATGATCTCAGCAATATCTTCCGAGTCTGATGGATTTATGTAGGTATATAAGGGCATATTAAACGTTTTTAAACTTATCTTCTTTTATTATAAGAACAATGTTTATATTTTTCAACAAAAAACCCGCCCCACTATGCAGGGCGAGCTGATGTAAAAATAATACTATTATGTTTCTAGCTTTTCTTCTTCAGATTCATTATTAAAGTATCGGTCAATAGTGTCAATTTGTGAGTCGAAGCCATCAATATTTTGAATTTTTCTCTCAATTTCAACCCCGATATCAGCGTGATCACCAATAGCCACGCGATTATTTAGATATACTTCTAGGTCACCGATTTCAATATCTCGTTGTCCTATTAATTTTGATTTTATTGCTTGTATATAATTTGCCATTTTTTTATATAATTTTAGCGTTTTGTAGCTGTTTTTTTCTATTATTGTAGGTTTGATTACCTATCTTATGTCTGATTTGTTTTAGCTTATAAAGCTTTTGCTCTATTAATAGGTTTTGATCAATAGAATAACTGTCGATGTCTGAAGTATCGACTTGACTCTCCTGACGGACAAGTTTGGCCTTGAACAGTCTCCAAAACTTAAATCGATATAAGAATATATTAATTTTATTAAGCACCTGAACTTCCAAATCCACTAGAACCACGATCACTATCATCAAGATCACTAACTTCAAGAACTCCAGACGAGTTTACGGGCAAAACTACTAGTTGAGCAATTTTATCTCCAGCTTCGAACATAATCTTTCCATTGCGAATAATTCTTTTGTCACTTTCGTCGAACATAAACCCTTCAGGATAAACCATCAATAATTTTAACTCTCCAGTATAACCCTCGTCTATAACTCCAGCATTAATTTCAATTCCACGAGATGCCAGACCGCTTTTTTCTTTGACGAAACCAACATGACCTTTAGGAATTTGTACTGCGATTCCAGTTGATACTAGCTTTCTTTCTTGTCTTTGGATTTGAAATCCTTCAAGGGTAAACAAATCCAAACCAGCATCGGTCTTGTGGGCTCGAACTGGGATAGTTGCATTATCATGAAGTTTCTTTACTTTAATCAAACAGGCATTCGACTGTGGCTTTGGAGCTTTAGTTTTTACTTGTGAAGATACCTTCTCCTTCGAAGAAGATTTATTGCCAGAGTCTTTATTTTCGACCTTGGGTGTTTTTTTAATTACTGTTTTTTTCTTTGACATTAGATTTCTTTATATGTTTTTTTTAATGATTTGTATCGGCTCTTGGCGGACACATATTCCTTGAGTTTTTTTGTTTCAGAGTTATAGCTAACCGAAAAGCCTGCCATTTCTCTTAATTCTTTAGCTCTTTTCCCTCTCATGTTACGAGATTTTACTAACTGAATTTACGTGATACTTTACTTCTCCACGCTCTCCAGAGTATTTATCAAACGTAACATACGATTTGCCAACACTCTTGATTCGACCGACAAAACTTTCTTCGCCACTTTTATTTCCAATAGTAACAGTATTGAAACGACCTTTGCTTTTTGTTTTGATTCCTTTTATTGCTGTATTTTTCATATTTTTTTATAATTTTAATTTTATTAATGTACTCACAAGATATTCTCAAGTAGTTTAGTAGCCATCTTCTCATAACTAAACTCATTTGTCAAGTCATTTTTTTTGTTTTTTGATTTTAAAGCGTTGTTTATTTGTTTTACCATCTCTTCTTCTTCGAAGTCATAGATATTTCCAGCATTAAAGGGAGAGTTCTTATTGAAGAATATTCCATCATCTGCAGAAATTTTACCACTAGAATTTACAATCCAAGAATTATTCTCGTTTGCCCATTCTTTTATACCAGAATTAAGATGAACAACAGCCTTTTTCCCAAGTCCAGCCATATGAAAGGATGGTAGAGACCAGCTTTCGCCACCAGAACCATCAACCACAATATCTGCTATATTATAACACTTGTTTAGTTCGGTTAACTTTTCAAAATGACCCATTAAAACAAAATTATCGGGGATATTTCCCTCGCAAGCCTGTTGAATTAACTGAAGATTTATGGCGTTACATTTTTCAGAGTTTTGTTGATCATAGAACGGATTGAAAACATGCAAATGAATTTTAAACTTAGGATTATTTCCCCAATTTTTCGCCAATAAATTAATCATTTTAGCTGTCCGTTTGCGGTGTTCGAATTTACCAGCTAATGCAATAACGGTAGGATTATCTTGATAGGACTCTACTTCTACAGGCTTAAATGCTAGAGAGTTGTATCCAAGTGGAATAGTAGAAATATTTTTTATCCCATATTCTTCTCCAACATTTTCAGTGAAATTGCATGGAGAAAAAACTTTCTCAAAATTGTTTAAAACATTCTTTTCAGTTTTTGTCATCTGATCAAGCTCGTGAAAAAAGTAAAGAAAGTTATTCTTTCCTATTGTCTCATGACTACCATTAATGTGCCAAAGCTTCAAAGTTGGATCGCTTGATTTAAATTCTGTTATAGATTTACTACAACAGTGATGAAGCCATTTTGAAAAATCTTCAGAGAGAAGCCCATCAAAAGAAGATATATTTCCGCCTCCAATAACAAAAATGTTTGGTTCTAGTTTTTTTAGGAAAAGTTCATAAAGTATATTTGTAGAAACTTGTCCTAGGCTCGTTGGATTAATTGGAAGCTGTAAATTTAATTGTGTCATTTTTTTTTATTTTTAAATAATTATTTCTCTGCTAATAAATCTCTTGTACTAAAATTTTCTTAAACCTATCAATTTGGCGGTTGTATTTTTGTCTAACCCATTCATAACTATATTTGCCATCAAAAAGTGTTTCAATCTCTTTTAAGGTATGACCTTCTAGTCTTTTGATTAAGATAAACCTGTCTTCTTTGTTAGAAATATTTTCTTTAACGTATTCATAAATCTCTTCTATATCAGAATTAAAATACTCATTTCCGTCCCAATCGTTAATTTCTGAAGTCTTTTTACTGCGAGACATGTAGTTGTGGCAAGTCCAAAAAGTTTTGTTACCTAACCAAGTATTGAACTGACCTTTTTCCTCCTTATATTCTTTGGCTACTTCGTAAA